GGCATACTCGCCGAGCTTCAGCAGCCTATTTCCCGTCAATACTGCGAACAGAACATAAATGCGCATTTGTTAAAATCCTTTCTCGATGCCTTTGTTATAACCGGTTTGTATACAGTTGTCAACAAACTTTGTGTATGTTGAGTTGAAATCCATCTTTATTCTCGCATAAGCCCCAGCGCGGTTCTTTTCAATTATTATTACAACCGGCCTTATTGGAGATTCATCCGCCTCCAGACCGAATTCGCCATCTTTAGAATCGTTAGAAATGGGGTGAATCATCACCACCGTGTCGGCGTCCTGTTCCAACGCTCCGGACTCCCGTAGGTCACTTAAACGCGGCTCCTTCCGTTCATCCGCTGCGCGACGAAGCTGGCAAGCGGCGACAACAGGTATGCGGAACATCTTAGCCATATTCTTTAGTGTAGCAGAGATAGTCGCAACCTCTCGCTCTCGACGTTCTTTTTCTTGTGGTGCAGAGAGAAGTTGTAGATAGTCAATAAACACAATGGCCCGTTTGCCCTCCGGTACTTGCTTAACAAACTTAAATACACGTAGCCTCAGGTCGTCGATAGTTCGTGCGGCGGTATCATCGACCTCAAGGGGGGCCTTTCGAATGTCGTTTACAACGCGCCCAATCTTCGCCAACATCTCCTCGTTCGCATACCCGAGCTTGATCATCTTCGTGTCGACGTTTGCGCGCCCACAAATCAAACGTAAATACAACTCGTCATACGCCATTTCTAGGGATATATAAAGGGTGTGGACGTCATTGTTTACGGCACAGTGTTCGGCGAGGTTCATCAGGAGCGCCGATTTGCCGACGGCGGGGCGAGCTGCGAACAGGTATAGACGACACGGCTCGAATCCGAACATGGCGTTATCGAGGCTCGGAAACCCGGTCTCTAAACCGATTAACTTGCCGCCGCGCTCGATAGAATCACGAATCTGGCGCTCTATCTCCGATATCCCCTCTGCTGGCCGGACCGCGCGATAGTCCTTCGCCTGAAGAGCCAAGTCGACCAGCTTTTGACCGGCACTCAAAACGTGTGCCGAATCCTTACTTTCAACACCGATAAGGCTTCGCTGTGCCTCCTCGATCGTTGCCGCAGCTTTTCGGACTTTGGCTTTTTCAACAATCACCAGCGCATGGGCCACAACGATTTCAACGGACTCGGTCTCTCCCGAAAGAACCGATGCGATCGTTGAGGAGCCCCCGGCCTCGGCGGCCTTTTCTTTGGCCTTCAAATCCTCGTAAACAGTAATGGCGCTAATTACTTTAGTTTGCGCAAACAGCTCTAAAACAGACTGATAGATAAGCCCATGTGCAGGCGTTAAGAAGTCATCGCTTGATAATTTATCCAGTAATGGCGGGAGATACTCGGCGGGCTTACGAATAACCGCCGCGAGAACGCTCTTTTCTGCATCTTTGTTCTGCGGTAAATCAATCATCGTTTATGCTCAGCAATTCACGGGTCTTATGAAACCCGTTCTTTACTAGGTATTCGTTAAGGTCGTTGCACCCGTCTGGAATGTTTATTATCTGTATCTTTTCTCTCGCAACGCCCATATTAATCAAGTCCCGACAACCCTTGTCTACTGCCTCGCGACCCGCGTTATCGTTATGGACAACAAACTTAACAAAACTATCGCGAACCCCGTTTGCCATGAAAATACAAACCTTAGGAATGTTCGAACAGGAGTGCACGCCGTAAAGATTGTGTCCGCCCCAAGGGGCAAGAGAAAACACGCTCAGATAATCGAACACGCCTTCGACGATGATACAACCCCGAGCGGGATTATTTTTAGCAAAGTTACCGAAAGTTCCGCAGACATTCCCGTGCGGGATTTGCCACACCTTCGGCTCCTGACCCGTATACGATCGGCCAATTGCATTAACAATCTCACCTGTAAAGTCGTAAAGCGGCAAAAACAGGCGACCGTCCTTCTCTAATAGACACTGGGCGGTAACCTCGTCAATACCGCGACAATTGAGGTAAAACAACGCCTCTTTAGACAGCGGCGGTAACATGTCATAATTAAACATCTCCTTCGCCAGTACTTGGGCCTTTTCACTTTCGCGCACCTTGTCCTCCTTCTTTTTCTGTCGCTTTAAAAAAGTCTCTAGTTGTTCAGAGAAAGAGGGGGCGGGAGTGTCTGCACGAAGGCCCAACTTGACCCCCAGGTCTTTTATGGCCTGGCCTGGTGAAGTTTTGTTCAGTATGGCATGGAGGGTAAAAACGTCGCCACCGGCGTTACAGCCGAAACAATGCCATACATCTTCGTTCACACTGAAACGAGAAGAGCACTCCTCGCCCCCACAAATAGGACACGGCCCGCAATAACCGCTGTGCCGCTCACGCAAGACGTGTCCCCTCTGCTCCAAATATTCGTTTGGAGTTAAGGCGTTTCTGATGGCTTCTTTGTTGTACATTCTTCTTTGCTTTCGTCGTTCTTCTTTTCGCCCTTTTTACCAAATATCCGATCCCAGTTGTCGGAAAATTCCTTGTTAGAAATCTTCGACGTTTTTGGGTTCGGTCTACAGCATTCGGTAAAGGCTTTCCCCTTTTCGTATTTCATCGAAGCCCTCCGTCGAGGCTTATTGGTTCTCTGTTGTCCGGTTTTTCATCAAATAGACTAGATACTCCAGGCGTCATTCCGTTTACTCGCTCGCACTCTTCTTGCAACAACGCCAGTGCGCGCCACGCAATGGCTCGCAGATGGTATAGGCGCGAGTCAGACGCGCTTTCACGCGATCCGGCGTCAATAAGGTGACGCACAATGCAATCCTCGTGGTCCGGAGACTTCCCACGATTCCAATGCGGACCGTCTAAAGACGTTGGATTATGCTTCTTGTCCGAAATATAGCTATGTCTAGCTACCTCGAACAAAGCAGCGGGAAAATAACCCAATAATCCACGAAACATAGGAGCCTCTTTTCGTAGAGCGTCTTCTTGCGGAATGTACTTTTCCCCGTCGACTAACAACGACATCGCAGATATCTCCTCGTTTATATGCGGCGACTAAATCGCCAACATTTAGAAAACACGGTATGTTATATTTTTTACAAAATTCAACCTCCTCCATAGTCCCCTTGCTTTTCTCCCACCCCAGGCACAAAACCATCGCCGAACAGGCTGCTAACATTGCCTTATCCGCAGCAAGAGCAACCTTATACGAAACCACGTCACGCAGAAATCGTCCTTGCGTGTGCGGACAGTGCGGAGCAAAGCCGTTCTGGTAAAGATCCAGCATGACTCGCTCCGCCCGGCGAATGTTCTCTTCCCACGCGAATGAGTCTTTGGCCGTCATCGGGCCGGCGACATAAACTCGCATAGGCGGTTTCTTAGAAACCGAGTTCATCTTCCGCCCCCCATCCAATCTTCGTGGCTGGCGCTAATTCGCCCTTAACGGCTTCGTCGGCGGGGTTCATGGCAAATGCATCCTTTAACTTCGCCTTAAGAACTGCAATTTCATCTTCCGACAAACTCTGCTCCGATTTTTGCGTACCCTTAGACGAGATCCTGTTGATAAACTTAACTCGGTTGTAACGCTTCCCCTCGTACTCCTCTTGGTCGACGACGATCTGAACGTTGGCCGTCCCAAACCCCGGCATTTCGTCCAGCTCGTCACTTGTACCTGTAAAACCGCACGCGCGTAGAGCGGCGATGGTTCGCTCCGAGGCAGCGTCCGTTAAGTAGCCTCTCCAGGTAATCTGGCGGCCCTTGCACTCGCCCTCCTGAATTTGGAAAATGGCACGGATATAATCCGTTCCCTTCCCCTTTGTCTTTTCGAAATCATAACTGATTGCTTTGGCGACGTATCGCCCGTCCGGTAACAACGACATGTTTATTCTCCTTTTCCAAGTTCAAGCAACCTAGTAAGACACTTCTCTAGCACCATTGCCGAGTTGCCCGAGGTTGCAATCGTCTCCAACACCTTCGGCTCGACCTCTGCGCGTTTATTGTCCGGCAAAGATACGAGCGCGAGTTTTATTTTTTCCTTTAGGTCTGTAACCGAGTTGTTCACAGCCTTGGTGTACAGAGTAATAAAGTCCGATGAGTTGAATGGCAGTGCCTTAGGTAGGCTGTAACGGCTTTTCGCGTCGAAGCCCCGCTCTCGCTGTGTGTGTAGCATTCGCCGACCCGTGTCGGCCACCTTCAACCGCTCGGTGTTCTTGTCCTCTGTAATAACCGTCTCGTAATTGGCAAATGCCAGGATGTCCGACCAGAATCGGAAGAGCGGGTAGGCATGTTTGTTGAGTGTCAACTCATACTTGTCATGGTCCATACCGGCAGGGTCTTTGAAGAGTTTAATAGTGGCGTGACCGAGCAGGACGATGTGCATATTCTTCTTTTTTCGAAGCTGATTCAATGACTCGATCAGCAGCTTCCACTCGTAGCTTGCTGTTACATAGCCCTTGCCATAACCGTAAGCCTCGATATTTTCCTTTTGATCTCTGTCACAGATATGTGACCAGAGAAGAACCTCGAGGGCGTCTAAGGTGTCAATTACTAACGTCTTATAGGGATGTGTTTCCTTCTCCAACACATCTAGGCATTGATAAACCGAGCTTAAATTCTCGGGCTTTGGGAAGCGAGCTACATCGACACGGTGCGAACCCTCATCGCAGTCAATGAAGATTGGATTCTCGAGCCCGGCACCAAAGGTTGTTTTGCCGACACCTTCCGGGCCGTAAACAATCATCTTCAACGGCTCTGTTCGAACGCCACTAGAAATCGAATTTAACGATATTACCTGTGCCATTTGACCCCCACTATATTGTTTCTAACTCGGGGAAAATCTTCCCCTTTTCTAATGTATCCAGACTGTCAATACAGCCGCCGTTGCAGACGTCAAGATATGGACAGAGCTGCCCGAATTTCCCACAACTATCCGGATTCCTAACTGCTTGCCGTGCCCCAACGGTCTTTTCAATTTCCACGCAGGTCGGGTATAGCACTTCGCCAACGAACTCGTCAAGTTGATCTTCGTTTCGTGTTGTCTTAACACGGTTAAAGAACTGCGCGCATGGTTCGTCTAGTTCCTCACTAACACGTTGAACGTATGAGGAAATGGTTTCATCGTGCAGTCTCACGTTCGCGTAAGGCATGCCATCTTTTTTATACTTGCGTTTGTCCATCGGGGTTGCCGTCTGACGATTCTTACTGGGCTTCTTTATGACATCGTAGAGAACGCCGGTAACGTTTAGTCCAAGGCTTATCGCAGCCAGCATATACATGGAAATCTGATAGTCGAAAGACAGCGTCGACCAATATTTACTGCCGAGGTCTACATCCCCTCTGGCTGTCTTGTGTTCAACGATATAAATCTGCTTACTGCGTGCGTGCATTACGATTGCGTCTATCTTTCCGGCCAGTCTCCAATGTGCGAGACTCGACGAAGAAAAAATCCCGTACGCTTCTGGGACCGGGACGCAGAATTCTTGCTCCACAGCCAGCGTCACAAGCCCATCCGATTCCCACGTCGAGGCATATCGAGACAGAAGCATCCTCGCAATTTCTACGGTAGACTCAAGCTCGAAACCGTCGAGCCCCCACCGCTTAGCCTCTACGGGGATAATAGCGGAGGCATTTATTATATTCCCATCAGTCTCGTTCTCTGTTTTTGTTTTAAAAAACTCCTCGAGAGCCTTATGCATCACCTTTCCGAATGTCAGTGCATGGGACTGCTCCTTCTCCACATACCCCTGGACGTACCTGTGATAGTGGTGGCGTTCGCACCGCAAAAAGGTCTGTAAGCGTGACGCGGTAAGTACGTACCGGGGATCGACGTTTGCTCGCTTTTCGATACGTAATGCCATACTCAGTACCCCTCGCTTGAAAAAATGTTGGTTGATATTTGCTCATTGTTTTCTCCTTGCTTCGAATTGAAGCGACTGAGATCTTCGATAGCGGCCTCGACGGCCCACATGGCCATCTCCTGCTCGGTCGAATGTTGTGGAAGTTTCTCGTACTGGTATATAGCGCGTTTAAGACTGACTATTATGTTTCGTCGATCTCTCATCGTCTATGTTCCCCTTGATTTAAATATACACTTGTGTACAATAAAGTCAACAGGGGATACAAAAAAATGTTTAACAAGGAAATCTATCACCGGCTTCGGTCATCGAACGTGCCACGAGGTTACTGCGAGGGGCTCGCCAAGCGCGCACATATGACATCCGATATTGTCTACGAACGACTAACATCAAGAAAACATATCGCTCTTATTGTCGGCGACGTGCGCTGCGGTAAAACTTATCTCGCATGTAAGTACATTACGCACAATATGCCACCTAGCCACCCAACCCGTTTCGATGGCGAGTGGTATCCGTCGGAATGCCCGCGATTCGTCATGCCCATAGAACTCATGACAATGAACCTAGAAACCATCGGCGAATTGAAAAACCCGTGCGGTCTAGTTATAGACGATCTCGATCGTGTATCAGAACATGTACAGTCGTTTATCTTCCCTTTGTGCCAATATCGTGCCATGGCTGGCACGCCAACACTAATAACAACGCGACTTTCAGTAAAAACATTCTCAATGCGGTACGGCGACAGGCTTATGGAGTTAATAGAAAAATATGGAGTCATCATCAATGCAAAAGAACACTACAGCGAGTTTCCAGAGAGTGCCTATGTGGGAGATGTGGGTGGCGGGGACGCCTGTTCCGCAGGGCAGCATGAGGGCGTTCATTGTAAACGGGAAGCCAGTGATAACTCACGGAAACCCGAAGTTGAAAGCCTGGCGAAAAGAATTGTCGGCGGAGTTTTCGAAGAAAGCCCCGTCGGTGCCCGGTGATGGCGCGTATTCGCTGACACTATCGTTTTTTATGCTTCACCCGAAGTCTCATTTGAAGGCAAACGGAGAGGAAAAGGCATCTACTCCGTTCTTTCACTGCGTGAAGCCAGACCTAGATAAGCTTATTCGCGCGGTTCTCGACGCACTTACAGACGCGAAAGTAATATCGGATGATGCGCATATCTGTACTATTCATGCTTTAAAGGATTACGGCCAGAAGGAGGGTGTGTTCGTATGCTTAGACGAGCTTGCTGTCTAATTACGCTGTGTTGCACGTCGTGTGCAACTGTACCAAAATTGGTACATTTAAATACCAAAGAGCTAAACGGGGGTAACGATAACGGCCCTGTTCGGACTACGTACCGGTGCTACCCTCTCCTACCAAACGGCCCCATCGAGGGACCGACGAAGAAATTCAGTATTGTTTGGGTTTGCGACTTAGAATCGATTACAGTTACTAGAAATAAATGGGGGATTTAATGAATACAAAAACAGTAACGCTACCAAGGCCGCTAGTTCGTTTCCTAGCAGACGACGATGGGGATATCACTGTGTACCCTCCTGTGCATAATCACGTACCAAGTAATTATCATAAGAGGCAGCCGCCTAAGGATAATCAGGGAAGAACAAATTGTTTTTGGTGTGACATGCCTACGAAGAAACGTGGTTTCTGGAAAGAGTACGACGTGTGCCCAATATGCGACAAATAAATGAGAAAGAAACTTGTCCAGTATGTGAGGCGAACCTACAGCCGGTCGGCGCATACAGGGAATGTAAGAAGTGTGATCGACTTTGGGGAACTCGTCCGCCACATTGTCCGCAGTGCGGCTCGATGCTTATTACGATTAAGGAACACACTTTCTGCACCGGCTGTAAAAGAATATGTGAAGGCTGCTGCGAAGGAGGATAAAATGACAACAATCAAATTCCAAAAGATTCACCCCGATGCCGTCATCCCTAAGTACGAAACAGCCTGGGCTTCCGGGATGGACCTTCGTTCGACGATGCAGGTGGACCTGTGGAACTATGACGCAGTGTTGGTACCGACCGGACTTAAAGTGGCTATACCGGAGGGCTTCGAGGGCCAGATTCGTCCGCGCTCCGGATTGGCACTTAAGCATCGTGTAACTGTCTTGAACGCTCCAGGAACAATCGATGCCGACTACAGGGGCGAGGTAAAGGTATTACTGATAAACCTAGGCCGGAATCCATTCCGAATCAACATAGGAGATCGCATTGCGCAGCTAGTAATTGCCCCTGTGGAATGCTGTGCCTGCGTTGAATGTGAAGGGTTGGATGCTACAGGCCGGGGCGAAGGTGGGTTTGGTAGTACAGGGGTCTAGTATCGACCGTATCGCTCACAGCGTTCACAGACGTCGCATTCCTCGAGCTCCAACTCATCTTCATCCTCGTCACAATCCTCATCTTCGTCTGCGTCGCCGTCTTCGCAGTCCTCGTAGCAGCTGTCGTCCTCAGAGCAGTCGTCCTCGTCACAAAACGAATCAAGCTTTGACATAAACTCCTTCTGAAAAGTAATACTGGAATTTACATCGTCCATAAGTACTTCCAACAACGCAACAGCCCCAGCGATCTCTTTATGGGCCAAATTGCCGTCTTCGTCGTAACCGATACAACCGTCAGCGCACTCAATCTTATCTCTAACAGAGTCCAGCAATGCCAGTTTTTGCTCTAATTTCATCATCATAATCTCCCTTTGTTTGTTACTATACGAGCCGAGCTATAAGCCTACATGTATAACAACGAACGTGCAATATCTTACCCAAAAACGGTATTAAGTCGGTAATATGAGCAACTTATTGCACTTTCTCGTACCACTTAGTCGCAATTCTGATACTTTTTCCCACCTAAAAGGATCTTCGCCATTGTCTGTCGATCAAATACAGACTGATTGTTGTCACACATTTCTTGAACGAAATAAACGCAAGCCAACGCGGCAACGCTGTGTGGAATGTGTTGCATTTCCTTGGCGATGATCTTCTCCGCCAACTTGTGTGCCCATACGTCCATATTTTCAACAATCTGTGTATTTTCGGTTAATTTCGTGTCCATCTATTCCTCCCCTTCGTTGGTTAGTTTAGAAACAATAACAGGGCACTCTTGGGTAACCCTGACAAGACTGTACTCACCTGTCTTTCGTGTCTGTGAATCATCTGTCCAAGTATCGAAATCTGGGCAATGAACAGACCCCTCAATGTCCATTGTGCATTTTGTACAAGTCCCTACCTCATCCGATTCCCTATCCAACACAACCTCGCATTCGGTGCAGCGATAGATGCCTTGGTCTTCCTCATGGCATTTCTTACACCAAAAGGCATCGTAATTAGCATGCCTACCGCAGGACGTACAGACAGCTTCGTCTAAGTAGTCCTCTTCTGTAGCCAACTTCCAGGCATCATAGGTAGCGAACCTAGGCTGCCTATAAGGGCTACGAACAGGGTTGTCATCGTACTCTTTGTAATCGTCGTATTCCGGTTTATAGCTCATTTTAATTCCCCCCCCATAATTGGCAGAATAGGTTCCAAGCCTTTCCTGCCGGTTCGTTCGCTATTCGTGTTTGCTATTCGCAATTCGCGAATTCTGAATGCCCCTCATCGCAGCAAACTCAGCGTCCATCTGAGCCTCTAACGCTTCCCAACGCTTTACCTGCTCACGACAGGCCTGCCTTAGCTCGGCGCCGATGTGTAGCGCGTCGGCTAATGCACCTTGCGTACGAAGCTCACTATGCCACAGTTCCAGTCTTTCTTGATTCGCTTTCTTGCCCATTTTGTCCCCCTTTTGAAGATTTATCCTGATCACATTTTTAGAATAGCATTTCGTATCACATTTGCAATGTATGAATTTCCCTACAATGCTGCATACATGTAGCACCTATCAAATAATGCTTGACACGCGTTTTACTCGCCCTTTATAACTAGTTATAAGCCAGCCCAATAAACCAATCTAACTTGCCTTTCCGCAGGTGGGGTGAAGGGTGGGTGGGTAGGATTCCAAGCTAGGCATCCGGCTCCCCTACAAACAAACACCCCACCGGCGGTCAGGCAAGTAATGTACTAGTTATAACTAAGTAATAACTAAGTTATAAGGCAAGTATAGATCTTTTTATACAAAAGTAAGAAAAGGGGGCATTATGAAAACAGTACTTGAATTTGATTGCACAGATGTTCAGGAGGAGAGGCACGCACAGCTCGCCCTAGGTTCGAAGTCAATCGCCCTGTCTATATACGAGTTTAAACTAGAACTTATCAAATGCATGAATGACGGTTTCTGGATGCATAGAGAGGCAACAGGTGCTGAGAGAGACTTCGCCGAAGAGGTACTTAAGTACTTAAATGAGTGCCTAGATGAGACAGGTTGTAGAAATGCTATAGATGAGTGCTAGTACACCATTTTGGTGATAGTAACAAATTGGTCATGTAGAAGTGCAGAAAAGTAGTTAAAAGTAGTGGGCCACTTTTCACCACATTGTCCTACACCAAGTAATTCCTCGTAACTATTAAGAAATAAGCGTCTATTAGTGCATACAGGGTGCAAGTATCTTACCTTTCCTGACATGTAGTCATGAATCGTTTCGATGACTTACCTCACTTATTGTAAAGGGGCTTACAAACTGGACGTAGGACTAGGGGGCTGATGTAGGTGCTTAGGCGCACATACATATCAGTAGTGGCGGGCTTGCAAGATCCGTACCTGGCATGGTTCTTGACTGGCACGATTATTGATTTGCCTTATAAGGGCAGGCACATGCTAGGCATAGCTAGCATAACACTTGATGTAGGCAAATTGACTGTAGCGCGTTTAATGCGTTCTAGTGTGGTGGGGAAATACCCTCACTAGGGAAATTGTAGAATTCCACACCTACATGTCAGGTCATGGGGGATAATAATCAAAGAACGTACTTCCCCCTTCCCCACTATGACTAAGGGTCTACATATATGGATAAGTACGGGTATCTATTAGCCTATTAGTGTCCCCTATATACAATACAGAATAGCATAGTGAATGATTAAATGCAATTGATATAAATCAATAAGTGTAATAAATACATGTAGTTAGATTACCTACATGAATGATATATGAATGAATAAACGCATAGAAGGGGGCATGTGGGTTGGTGTAGGGAAATGTGAGAAGATCACACAGGTAGGCTTACATTTGGTGGTAACTACCCTACTTCACAAAATTTTCCCATAAATAGACTTGTATACATCTATATACCATGCTAGCATCTAGTATGCATTTACTAGACAACATCATTATTTTAAAAGAGCGTATAATAACATCAGGCGGCACACCGGAAGTGCTAGGCCTACCTACCCCTATCGCAGAGCTAGAACTCCTTATACCGCATTTTAAGATTATTGTAATCGACCCCAGACTAGAGTCTGACCTTATCTCGATTATGAGTATACGAGACTTTTGTAAATGCATATCGGCCAAGAGAACGGCCAATCAAGTGAGCAGCAAGTAAAAAATATCCTACCTCTGACTACACATAACTACATGAAATAATTAAATATTCCTATTGACACGCCCCTTAGATGTGATAATATTTATTTATACCAGGAGGGGACACATGACTTGGACACTGGACAAAGAGGAAAGTAAAAAAGGTGAACGAAAATGGGTCGTAGAGACACCTTTACACGATGTTGTTGTTCGCTGCCAAATTCCCACCGAAGAGAGGGCCGATGAATGGGGTTTTGAAGGGGAGGAGCGGGCTACCTATCTCGCCAAGAAGGCGGAGTGGACTGTGTCGGAGTACGGGGGGTATTGCTCCACACTCGCTGAGGGTACCCGTAAGGACGTTAGAGCGTACCTCGCTTCGATGCAAGAGGCGGGGGAGCGTTTTAAACGTGCGGTTATGTTAGCCGATAAGCACTTAACCGCGTGTGTAGCAGTATTTGAAAAGAACGGTATAGACCTACCGGACTGGGTAGGCAAACTAAACATGTCGGTGCGGGATTGTTTTGAGTATAAACACACTAGCGAAGATTACTACCCGGAGGTTTTCGATACTGTCGCTAAGGAGTTTGAGATAGAGCCAGAAGACCTGAGTGAAAAATATCGGTAAGGGGGCACACAATGACGCAGATATTACGTACATCCAATAAAGACCTGAATCGCGTCGCAGCCTGGGGTGCTGAAGATGGCGCCAAAGGTCGTTATACCTTCGAGGAGTTTTGTGACGAGTTCCCGACATTCGTGGCGCATATAGATGAATACTCGGATGCAGCAGTTATGTGGTCCGCTTACCTGTTTGATTTTGTATGGGCAAAAAAGGAGGCGGACAGGCGAGCCGTTGCGCGTATCCGCAGTAGGCGATATGCCGCGAAGAAACGCGAGGCATGCCGTAGCCTCTTGTCTAAATTCTATTCATGGTGCCGGTAACAACGAACACAGGAGGGGGGGCATGAAAACGCTAAAGCAAATACAGTTAGAGAACGATGTTTACGACTTACGGGAAAAGAATAGGGAACTGCTCGGGCAGAACCGTTACTTGAAGGCTAAGCTGAGCGAGGCGTCAAAATTGCTGGGGCTGTACAAATCACGCCTACAGGCTGCGGAGGACCGAATCTATTCTTATGAGGGGCAGATGGATGTTAAGGATCCGGTTTTCGACCCCTGGGGGAGCGTTCGATGATTCCTACATACCTACAGGCAACAGACCTGGACACGAGTCAGGAAGTGGGGCGCGCTCTGGCCAATATTAAGGCGGGTTGGGGGGTTTTCAATATCGACCCAAAGAGACCCTTCGACGAGGTGTTTGACATGTGTTTTCGGCGGGCTTCCGGGGAGGCTTACCACAGCATCGCCGACGACTACGACCTGTCCACCGAGCGAGTGCGCCAGATTGTGCTGAAGTTCAATCAGAAGCTATGGAACCATGTTCAAAAGCTCAGAAAGGAATCCCCGGAAACCTTGGCGACGAGACGACGTGTGGTCGCGCGTCGTATTACTGGACAGCGACGGGCAGTTGATCAAAGAGCGCGATGAGGTTGAGAGGGCGCGCGGGATTATTGAGGGTGTGTTTGCGGAATTGAAACGAAAGGCGGAGCTATGAAACTAACCGACGAACAACTAAGCCTACTCCTCGGCGATCAGGACGATGGTATCCTGATTTGCTATTTATACAATAGCGTCTGGGATTTCCTAGACAGCTACGACATCTTTCCGGCGGGGCTTCCTTACAGATGGCACTGGACCGTCGACGAATTCCTGCGCGAGCTGGAGAAAGTGGGGGTGGCGTGATGATTAATTTACTACAAATACTTTTCTCCTCGGCAGCGTGTGGGGTGACCGCCTACGCTCTGAGTCAATGGGGCGATGGGTCTAGTTCAATAGGATTTTCACTTTTTGTTGTACCCGTGTTCGTTATTGCCTCATCGGCACTTTGTTGCGTGGCTCGAGAGTACAAGAAAGATGCCAAGAAAGAAGCAAAATGAAACTCTGTAAGCAAGCCATTGGCGCATTAATATTGCTTTCGGCAACGTGCATGACCTTGCATTTGCTAATTAGCTGCATGGAGTGGATTAAAAAATGACCTGCAAGACGTGTGATGGTAACCGCCCGGTCGTAATAGAAACACACGGCAACGGAGACGTGGATGAGTGGCCCTGTCCCGACTGCTCTGTGCCGAGTTACAAGGCGGAGCTAGACGGTGAAAGCGGGAAGTGCGCGACGTGTGGCGGGAGTGGCCGAAACTACCGTTACTTTGACGCGAAACACGTCTCCAAGGAAACCCGTCCCGCATGGTGTCCGCTGCCGGTGAAAGTGGAGGTTGAAAAAGAAAAATAAAATATCTGCCTTGACAGGGGTTGTATACCGCTGTATAACATAATTATCGGGGGTTGTAATATGCGATCTGAAATTATCTACAGAGCCTACGACGAGGACGGAAACTACACCGAAGTCCAAACCCATCCGGATAACGAACGGGGTTATGTTCTTGTTACAGAGCACTATGCTTCGGGGGCTAAGCATAGCGAGCTTTCGATGACTAAAGAACATGCCCAATGGTTGAGTGACGTGTTGAGTAAGTTATCGTGTTAGAGGCAATAATTTGTTTCTACGATTTCGTTGCCTTATTGGGGGCATTTTACTGGGAGGAATTCTTATTATGGCTAAGCAAAATTACATAACAGTGTGGCCGTTCGATGCTGCACCTAAGAAGTACAAAGAGAGGTCACAGAACGGGGGCGACGAGGATTGGGTGGCACTGGTACCAGATGCTATCTATAGGGCGAATGGGAAGTACATTAACTGGATAGAGGGCGGGTCGTTTGGGTGCTGCACTGTCGAAGTTTATAAAATTAAAGGGGCGGTCCTTTTTATCGGGTGTCACGCATGAAATCGGATGAAAGACAGATATTGTCGGACGAAAGAGATAGACTCGCTGGGAGGGTGCAAGACTTGCTAGCCCGTAATTCGAGGTTAGAGGCGGACTTAGCGGACGCCCAAAACGATGCGACGAGGCACGCGAACTGGCAGAGTTCTTTCGGGGTTATTACCTAGACGCGGTATGTTGTGGATGCGCTCAAGACCGGGAACTGCCGGGAAGTCTTGTCGGACTAAAGTCTTATTTTTTACCTTGGGAGGACGGAAAATGAGATTCGCATGGTTTCTGTTATTAGCGTCGTGCACTTCCGTTTCTTTACGAAACGGCATGGGATACGAAATTCGTGACACGGATCGTCAGAGTGCGTCCGTCGGGGTCGGTGTCGGACTGTCGACGAACACACGACTGTCGTGTGATGCCCGGCTAAGAACTCCGGAAGAGTTGGGGATTTTTTGTGGCTCGGAAATTACACTGTGGAAGAAATAGAGGACTTTGATGAAAAAGAAGCGCGGTAACACAAAGAAACAGGTTGCTGAAACACGAAAGCAGATGGAAACAAACATCTTCCGTCTTTTAACCTACAAACAGATTGAAGCCGTGATGACACCGGAGGCCTTCGATGCGTTCTGTAGTTGGATGCGGGGGCAGACTTGTATGTTGGACGAGAACGGCGAGTGTTTGGTTTACCCATGGGATCTCGAACGTTGGGTGCATGGGGGCATTAGACGTCAGCAAACATTAGCAGAATGGGACTGAGTCCAATTTCACCGGGGTGTACTATGTCAGATAAAGAGCGTAGGGTTTATAAATACCAGATCTTTCCCTGCAAGGGCGGGTACTTGCTCAATACACACTTTTCGGCGACTCATGTGGAATCCGAGGTTATTGTGAGCGGCATGACTCTGCTGACGAAGATTGCCCATCTCGAGGGGCTTTTGGATGACGACGCATGGGAACCGAAATCGGAGCCGTTATCATGAGTCGGTATGTGCCTCCAACTGTATTTCCGCATCACTGCCGCTGTTGTGGGAAGGGGTTTAAGAGACCCCCAGGGGTGCAGAGAATATTATGTGTATCTTGTTTTATGGAACATAAAAGGGGAAATAAATGCCATACGTCAAACCAGATCGTAGATCAGCCAAAATTGGAGAGTTTGCAACTGACAGCGAGGGAGACCTTAACTACCACATTACCCGAGCCTGTCAGGTCTTTATCGCCAAACACGGACGGTCCTATGCCTCCTTCAATGCGGTTGTTGGTGTTTTAGAGTGTGCTAAGTTGGAATTTTATAGGCGTGCCGTAGCGGCATACGAGGACACGAAAATCGCCGAAAACGGGGATGTTTACTGATGATTTGGTTTACGGCAGATACACATTTTGGGCATGACAACATTATTCGTTCCTGTAACAGGCCCTTCGCCTCGGTGGAGGAGCAGGACGAGACCCTAATTCAGAACTGGAATAGCCGAGTCTGCAAAACCGATCATGTATACCATTTAGGCGACTTCGCGTTCCGTAACGCAAAAGGCGTAAACATTTACGCAAGAAGGCTAAACGGAAAGATTCATATTATTCAGGGGAATCACGACAAACAGTTTTCGCCGGAGTTCTTCACCATACTTGGGCACTATCATGTATTGAAGGGGCACATTTACGGTAAGGGGCCGGACGATCCTCAGCTTATTGTCCTCTGTCATTATCCGTTTAGCAGTTGGGCGAGCGCGTATCACGGCAGTTGGCATCTATTTGGGCATGTGCACGGGCGCTCGGCGCCGTACGATAAGGACTCCTTGCGCATGGACGTGGGCGTTGACTGCAACAACTTTGCGCCGATTTCCTATGAAGAGGTTAAGGCTAAGATGCTGGCCAAGAATTGGCAAAAAGGTAGCAAAGACGGTACGTTTCCGACAACGTAAAATATACTTTGCGAAAAAGGGCTTTAGTGAGAACTATATATTACATCAATTTGACGAACGGACTCGGCCATCTCTACACCCGTGAAGAATTAGACTTGGCGCGGTTTGTGCGTATCCAATCGTCGCACCTAGAGGCAAAAGCCTTCCATAAGGTCCTATACGGAATCGGGCACGATCTACCTCTGCAACTGGCGCTCGGCAACGACTGTGTTGTATTGGATAAATGCCACAATCGACATCGAGATAACTACAGCAGGGCTTTGTGGCAGGGCATTCCGTGGATTACGTACGTTCTGGAGAGGGCTTGGGGGCTTAAACACTCGTGGCAAGAGTGTCGTGGGCACGCCTGCAAGGCGTTTTTTGCGGAAATGTTGCGTAAGAAGGCTTGTTATGAGCCTTTTGAGCAACTTAAATATTTTAGGAAATTCCTAAATACCGAAACCGTGAACTTATATATGCGAACCGGTTTGACCGGGTGCGATGGGGACTATCAGTACTGGCGTGATCATCTAATTTCACTAAATAGGGGGCTAAATGAACTCAAAACAACGCAGAAAAAGACGACGATTACCTAAAAAAGAGGCCTTTTTACAGAGGGTGCGCGAACAGAAGGAAAATGGCAACAAAATCAAGCCATTAAGCGCGCGCGGGGATAGTATTTTAACCAATAGAGCGGTCATGTTAGACTATCTACTGGGGTCAACTTATGGCAAAGAACAGCTTTTCGACATTAGACCAACATGTTAGACGTTTTACCGGCCTACATGTCCTCGATCCGGGTATTTACTGCGCCACCTTTGGCAGCAGTTTTGATATGGCGATGACAATGTGGCGAGTACAGGAGACGTTTGAGAGCCAGTACTCGGAGGAGTGTGAAGGGAAGCCCGTTCTGGTCGACTTTATGGAGTGGTATAGCAAAAACTACGGCGATCAGTCGTATAGCTATACTGACGACTTCCACGGGTTCAATGTCAGTAAGGCGGCGATAGAGGGAGCCTACACCGATCGTGCTGCAATAAAGGATTTTAACCGGTACGATGCGTTGCTTTGTAGCTTATGGGATACAATTAAGGCAAATGAGTCTGGAGACGATTACTTTTTAATGGGCGTACTGGACGGGGACCACGAGACGCTGGAGCACGAGCTGGCACACTGTTATTTTTCCTTGGACGACGATTTTCGGAATAAACAGGCCCAAAATGTCAGGAATTTGGGAAAAAAAGCGGTCAAAATGTACGATGTTTTGACAAACATGGGGTATGCCAGCAGCGTTGTTGTCGACGAAACGCAGGCGTATCTTTCGACCGGATTGACCGACAAGATGCGTAAGAAGCTCGGTAATAAGTTTGATAAGCTTTGTAAACCGTTCTCGGAGACTTTCTACGATCGCTTGAAGGGGACAAAAGCGGAGAAATTTGTCGAAGATTGGAAAAAGAGGGTTGACGATTAGGCGCGTACGTGTACAATTGTAGTGGGGGCAAAATGAAAATTAAGAAACACGTTGAGTATAGCGCAGTCTACCCGGAAGATGCCCCCCGTGTTCGTGTCCGCCTAAGTTCAGACGATATGGTTACAATCACACTAGCCCCGAATTCGATTGCCCAGAGAACCGTCGATTTGCCGTATGAGGCTATTGAACTGGCAATGCGCCTGAAGTTGAAGGTGCAAGACTTAGACCCGGAAAACTGTTATATTAAGCGATAATAAGGAGAATTACCTTGGCGATTAAAGACTGGTCAACACAATATCCAACGAATTTAGATACGGTGACACAGCAACCGGCCGTCCTGAACAGCGCGGACGTAACACGTGCCTCGCAGATAAACACGATGCGGGACTGTGTACAAGCTCTTCAAGCCCAGGTTGGCTCGAATAACATCGAGTCCGGGACGCTTCGCGACCGCGTAGCAGACCTAGAGGCGGCCGTTGGCGCTCTCGGCGACCCGGCAATGCAAACAGGCATTACCGCGTTCGCGGGTGGTGGGCAAGGCAGTGCGACACAGCTTAGCTCGTCTGTCTACTTTCACTTCGTCGACACCGTAGCCACTCAAGATGACTCTGTTAAATTGCCAGATAATACAACTGGGCAGGCCTATCCTGTCGTTGTGAAGAATAGGGGAGTTGCTCGTCTTGCTGTCTTTCCGTTTACCGGTGGGGCAATTAATGCGTTAGGGACTAATGTCGCGATAAACTTGCGACCGGAAATGCAACAGTGGTTTATTCCACAGACTTCGGGTCCTGGCTGGATTACCGTTAATGTCTCCTACGATCTTAAATTGACAGGGGATGCCGATATTGCAGGTAACGTAGTCGTCGGGGGTTTGACGGCATCGCAGGTCGTAGAAACGAACGGATCGAAACAGCTCGTGAGTGTGGCCTCGACTGGTACGGGAAATATAGTTCGCGCCTCCTCGCCGAGTATAGCCACTCCAACGCTAACAGGGACAGCGACAGCGGGAAACCTTATTGTAAGCGGGCTGACCGCCTCTCAAGTAGTAGAAACAAACGGCTCTAGCCAGCTCGTTAGCGTCGCGTCGACGGGTACAGGAAATATTGTACGCGCGTCGTCTCCCAGTATTGCTACACCGACACTTACCGGTTTAACAACAGCAGCATCGATAACAGCTAGTGGAACCGTTACTGTGCCACATCTTATTAATGGCACACGCTGGAATAGAGGTTCGACAGACAACATAACAGCCTTTGCTGGGGGTGGGCAGGCTAGTGCTACACTACTAACAACACCAAATAATACGGTAAAAACATGCGCAACCCATGGAGACTCGGTAAAATTACCCTCACCGACAGCAGACGGGGATACCGTATGGGTATTAAACAAGGGCGCAAAGGATGTCGCTATTTATCCGCAAACAGGGCACGAAGTTGCTGAAGAAGGAACAAACAATCCATTCTATTTACATGCCGAATGTCGTATGGGGTTTGTTTGGGAATCTTCTACATTAATTTGGAGACTACATAGTTTTTCTACTATTCGCGTAGATCGCGGCGATACGGGTGCAGTTGATTTCTCTTCTTTTACATTTGATGGGACATTCCATGATTTAGATTTATCGTCTATTGTTCCACCTTCGGGTAAGAATAGAAATGTTGAGGCTACGTTGCGTTTTACTGCGACGGCAGTGGGAGAATCGTACTTAAAGACGAAAGGTAATAATAACGGTATTAATCAGCACATCTTTCGCGGTGCCGTTGCGAATGACAGTATGGCTGGATATGCTATGATGAAATGTAATAGTTCTCGACTTCTAGAGTATCGCTTTCCATCGACGACCTCTTCAGCAAATATTCGTATTCATGCGTATTGGGTCCTTTCAGGGGCTTAATAGAGATATTGGGGGAGTGAATGAAAGTTTGGACCGAAGAGAAACTACAGACGGCTAAAAAACTGTGTGCTCAACACACTTCTGTTGAAGCCGTACTATCCGCTTTAGAACTTAAATATGATCAGAAATTAGGTATTTCCCAATTTCGAGCCGCTTTTAAAAAGCGATTTGGAAATCTTCCAACGAAGTATCTGTTAAAACAATTGCCCGTTCATCACGTTCCGGAAGTTCCCCCAAGTGAGAGTCCGATTTTCCTTAAGCGCCGCATTACGCAATTGGAAAAAGAACTGAAGTTAGCACATACAAACAGCGAGTATGCCGCGATCGTTAAATCTATCTGTCATGGGGGATTACAGCACGAGAATCAACAACCAGCGTGGATTGTCCCGGAAAAGAATGCCCATCCCCGTCATGGAACCCCTACCCTTCTTATAAGCGACATTCATCACGGTGAAACGGTCGTACCGGGGGAGGTAAACTTCGCTAACAAATTCGATCTAGATATTTCCCGGACACGCATTAAGCGCGTCTTTCAACGCAGCATCTATTTGACGGACACAGTTTTGACCCCCTGCGATTATGACGGTATCTATCTAGTTTTAGGGGGGGACATTTTAAGTGGCAACATTCACGAGGAATTGCGGGAAACAAACCAGGTTGGTGTAGCGGAGGCCATGTTAGATGTAGCAGATTGCCTAGAAAACGGTATAAAACTTCTTCAGGAACGCTTCCGGGTAGTCAATGTGCCTTGTGTCGTCGGCAATCATGCCCGCTTCGATAAGAAACCGCGCTATAAGAAGGGTCCGTCGGATAACTTTGAGTACATTCTGTACCATCTGCTGAAGGCTCGTTTTAAGGACAATCCGAATGTCCATATACACGTCAGCGACTCCTTCACCGCGTTCTATACCGTCAATGGTACGCGTTATATGCTGACCCACGGCGACGAGTTCAAGGGCGGCTCCGGTATTGCCGGTCCCGCGACTCCTTGGGCACTCGGTGACCACAAACTACGCAAACAACTGGCCTCAATGGAGCGATGGACCGGGCGCGCACATGAATACGACGTTCTTGTTTTCTGCCATTTCCATCAGTTGACGTTCATGGACAATATTATTGTAAACGGGTCGATAAAGGGTTTTGACGAGTTCTGTAAAAAGAACAACTACCCGTTTCAGTTGCCCATGCAGGCCTTTTGGTTTACAACGCAGGATCGCGGCATCACACTGCCGATGCGTATCTTCGCCGAAGACCCGCCGAACGTATCTCGGGCCACTAAATTAGAGGGTTGGACGAAATGAACTGGCAGCCGCTAGTGGAATGGCTGGGGGTGGTCGGCAGCGCAATGCTGGCTGTTTGCGCACTACCGCTGGTCGTCGATGTTGTCCGTAACCGCACGGCTCGAGCAATCCCCTGGCTATTTCTGCTCTCCTGGGGCGTTGGCGAGATTTACGTCGGCATATATGGGTTGTTTTATTGGCTAAAGCCCGTCCTTCTTAATGTAACGTTTAACCTGTTGGCTGTTTTTATCATTCTTTACTATAAGGTCGGCGATGTCGGTCGCAAATAAGCAACTTCCCGCTTTGTTAGACCTGAAAGAGAAAAAGACTCTTACGGAGTTGAAGGTCGACCAGCGCGTGGAAGAGATTATGCTCATGGTAACGCATGGTATCTCGACGACCAGGATTGTTAAGGATATCCGGGAAAAGTATAACGTTTCTCGGAACACGGCGGATAGCTACTTGGCTAAAGCCATGATGGAACTGGCGGCGCATACCCGTACCTATAGTGTCGATACCTGGGTTGCTAAAAGGCGTTCACAGCTAGAGGCCATTCTCGAGGCGTGCATGATTGAGAAAGACTACAAGACGGCCCTTGCAGCTATCGGTAAGTTGGTCGAGTTAGACGTTCCGCCGAATGCTCAGCAGCATTCCGTTACTGTGACGACACGTCACGCCGCCCTATCCCCAGAAGAGAAGTCTGAGCGTCTTAGGATGCTGTTAAATGAGCGACAGAAGTTTATTGACGCTACCTATACGGTAGAGGACGAAGAAAAACACAAGGAAGTCTACGAACAGGCAAAAGAAGAGTTTGGGTACACAGATGAAGGGGTTTCTTGACTTGTACTACATCGGCATACATAATATCTGTGAGGGCCCGGTTTCATCGCTGCGTCGTCTGTGTCCCCCCACAACCCCCATACGCAACGCGATTACCGGAGCCCTCACTTTTTATCACATGGGGGACAAATGAAACGGGTAACTAAGAAAAAGGATGTTTGGAAGGTCGGCGATAACCTCGTCTTAACGATGACCGGTGGAATGCCTGTTGCTGTTAAAGACCAGACGCTGGCTGTGATCGTCGACGGGCAGAAGAAATTTCCTAGGCTTTTTGAGGAAATGATTTGCCGCGTTGGCTACAGATCGCTGTCTGAGGACTTCGTCTGCGTCGATTGGCCCAACAATTCGGAATTACCGAAGGGTTACTATAGTCGATATCGGTTTGTAAAATTGAATCTGGATGGGTTAGACTTGCATTAATGACCGACGCAGACTTGGCGAATGTGAAAATACTCGAATTTAAACCGAACGCTCGATATGCCGTAGTTTTAGACAAGACCGAAATGATTCTTTTCATGACGTTAGACGAAACTGTGCGTTTCGTACACAAGTTGGGGATTGAGCCGCATATGATTGATTCCCACGTATTTAAGATCAATCTGTCGCACACAACGGACAATGAGCGGTCGTATATTGATGGCTATGTAACGGCCATGAAGGAAAACAATGCAAATACCAAAAGACCTTAAAAAACAGCTAGATGCACAGGGAGTTCGGGTTGTGGAAAAAGCCGGGTGGTTTTGGAACACACTGCACTGGTGTGTCATTATTTTTACGTTCGGCGCCAATAGACGATTCCGGGACGGGTTTGTTACAACACTGGGGGCGACGATTGCGGTGCCACCAGGTAGAAAATGGACAGAGGACCTACGAACAACAATAGAGCACGAAATGGTGCATGTTGGGCAGTTCCGAAAGATGGGTTTAGGCAGTGCCTACCTGGGCATACTGCCTGGGTTCTTTTGGTATATCCTTTTTCCTTTGCCAATTGGGTTCTGCTGGGGGCGTTGGCAAATGGAACGTTGGGCCTATCTTGTGAATATCCGCGCCTGTAAAACTAAGACTCATCGGGAATACGCGATAGCGCACGTTGTGCGGAACATGACCACATCCGCCTACGGATGGCCACTACCCCCGTTCAAGTGGGCAAAAAGATACATAGAAAACTGGTTGCGTTTGCATATATAATTAAAGAACAAAAGGGGGCACTATGGTTACCACATTAACACTTCTCGTCGCTACCGGGGCAATTATAATTGGCAAAAACTTGCCAAAGAAAAAAGCTCGTCCACAACGGCGTGCCGTCGGTCGGGACATCACTTACGGGAACTATGTTCCACATAGTGTAATTATGAAGAAACGGGAATCGAGCGATATTTGGATGCTCGAGAGGGAGGTTCGTCATCTTGATAAATAACCTGACAGACAGACAAAAATTAAATATGATCAAGAGTATACTGCAACCGTCTCTGCTTGAAATGATCAAGCAGTTTGGTCCGCTGCCGGTGTTCTTTGGGTTGTTAGAGTGTGTTTCGGAATTGGCTGTTGCAGGCGGGATGAAAAAGTCATATTTGACGCGGCAGGTGGGCAAGGTTTATGTGGCCATGCGCGCACACGCGTCGCAAGTACCAATAAGGAAGGACGAGGAAGTATGCCAAACAAACGAAGTATCGTCGGAGCCCTCTGCGCAATTACATTTGCCCTCGGAGGGTGCGCCCATCAACCCAAGTACGACGGAGACACCGGATTCATAATTAAGAAAGAAAAGGAACTGACGTTCGATCTGCGCCTTCTACCGATCGTCGTTTATATCGATCCGGAGTTGCCGGTCGATTGTTATGCGGCGTTAGTAGAGGCGATTACCGAGATGAACATAATCGTCGGGCGAACCGTGTTTCTTATGCCCAGGGTTCCGGAATCTCCGGATACCTTCGATGGGTTTAACGGAGCTGGTGCAGTGTTTGTAACACAGACCCGAGGCGACCAGTCTCGTGGCCTGACGCGGCATTTTATTGATGCCACAGCGATGACAATTGTTAATGCAATTGTTTGGCTACCGGCGACCGGCGTATATCGTGCAGATCTCCAGTTTGCGCTGCACGAGCTGGGGCATGTCCTTGGGTTAGAGCATGATGAAATTCGAGAGAGCCTGATGTATAAGGAATTGTTGGGACCGGGAAAAACAGCGGTTCCACAAGACCTGACGGTAAAGGACCGTGCCCTGTTGCGTGATACATACGGTCGTAAGTAGTTCGGTTCGGGGGGACAATGAAAGAGTTTCTTTTATTTCCAGGTCGTGGTGTCTTAGGACGTTCCGATATTGGCCTTCCGGTACGCCTAGTATTTGGTCCGGGGGCGACGGACAAAGATATCTTCATTCTCAAGTCCCACATACAGAACATTCATAAAAGAAAGTCGTTTGTCGAGCGTGCGCCATCGTCTACGGCGCGAAGTGTCAGCATTATTGTCGGAGAGTCGGCAATATTACAAGAACTTGGGCGTAAACTAAAGATAGACAACACGCGACGGGGTCTTGTTTGGCAAGAGACGGTGGCTGGGAGAGCGCCGGCATTCTGGGTGCACGATCAGGAAAAAGCTCGGTCAAATCGCTTCTTTGGCGAAGAATTTACATCCGATATCGCTTACGCCGTGAAGTACAAGGAGGATGCGCCGCATTATGCGAACCGGTTTTATACGGTCGAGACGGCTGAAGACGCTGCCTTTGTCGACCAACGACTGCGTTCGTCGCCTTGGTGCGCGTACGACTGCGAAACAGCTGGCGTAGTTTACTCCGATTACTTTGAAATTCATTGTTTGGCGGTTTCCACGGCACACGGGGAGACCTATGTATGGAAAAAGGATGCTTTGCAGAAACCAGAAATAACGGCAACACTGCTTTCTTGGTTTTGCGATCCTACGTGTAAGAAGGTCGGACACAATATCAAATTTGATATGCACGCGGTCCAGGGGTTCTTTGGGGTACCAGTTCGGGGATTTCACAGCGACACGCGACTTCGTCGTAAGCTGCTACATGCCGATGCGGAGTCGTCTTTGGAGATATGCAGCGACCTAGTCGGTATGGGCGGGTATAAACAGGAGTTTGAGGTATCTCTAGCGGAGGCAAAGCAGGCCATTAAACAGGCGCGTTCTAAGGTCGGACAGGAGATGATGAAACTGGTTGATTTGTCCGACCATACCGCCTTACAGCAGGCTGTTAGTAACCCGAAAGCAAAGGCGGAGGTCTACGCGTACGCCCTCGTCGACGACAAAACGACAGCTTTGTACTGCGCACGAGACGCCTATACGACGGCTCTTCTTGAACGCAAGTTATCATCAGATCTGGTCGAGCAACCACATCTTATGAATGTTTGGGAGAATGTGGTGTCGAAGGCCGCGCCGGCCATCCAACAAATAGAGGCGGGCGGCGTTATGATGGATACCGCAGCCATGGAGGAGTTGCGGGTCTATCTTAACCAACAACGGGAAGGATTGCGTTCAACGCTTCGCGCGCGCGGGCTCGAGGAACCAGACTCGTCGAAGCAAGTTTCCGAATACCTGTTTGACGAATTGGAGCTGAAACCGACGAAAATTAGCGAAAAAACGAACCGCCCAAGTACGGGAGCGAGCGTTCTTAAAGCCCTTCAGGGGCAGTCTGAAGACGCGGCAATGCTGCTAGAGTATCGACGCCTTTCTAAATTGGCCGATGCCTACGGCGAAAGCTTGCCTAAACATATCCGCAAAGATGGGCGCATTCATCCGGAATTTGTCGTTGACGGGACACGAACCGGGCGGATGTCTTGTCGGAATCCGAACCTCCAGCAAGTTCCCAAGTCCGAGAGCCAGGAAGGGAAGTTGTTAAAAAACTGCTTCGTCGCCCCGCCCGGTAAGCTTCTGATTGAACTCGACTATAGCCAGATGGAAATGCGTGTTGCGGCCATGCTTAGCGGCGACCAGGTTATGGCGGATATGTTCGCTACGGGCGAGGATTTTCACCTTTCAACGGCCAAACTAATCGCTAAACCAATGTGGGGAATGAATCCGGAGGATATAGTTAAGTCATCACCCCAGCGAAATGCAGCAAAGCAGTTTAATTTCGGACTCTTATACGGTATGACGGTCAACGGTCTGGCACAGCGCATCAAATGTGAACGTTCGGAAGCGCAAAAGTTACGGACGGTCATATTCGGCGAATGGCGTGCGTTGGCCGCGTGGCTGGACGAACAGAAGCAGCAGGCAGTAGAAACCGGCCGTATTTTCACTCAGTGGAACGGGAAAGCGGCACGTATTCGGTACGTTCCTGGGATTCTTAGTTCAGACGGGCTAACCGCCTTTAAGGCGCGTAATGCGGCCATAAACACACCAGTTCAAGGGACAGCTAGTGACTACTGTTTGGCGAGTGTGGCTCGGATCGTTGACGGTTTACGAGATAATCGGTTACCGGCACAGGTTGTGCTAACCGTACACGACAGTATCATTATCGAAGCCGAAGAAACCGCAGTTTTAGATGTTGCAAAATTTGCAAAGACTGCGATGTTAGAGTGGCCCTCTGGAATTGTACAATTTCAGGTCGATGTTAAGGCGGGGCCGCGATGGGGTTCGATGGAAGAACTCCATGTTTGACAGATGTAAGCGTTAGTCCTACACTAATATCACGGCACAGATGATCGCGGAAACACCCTTCGACGAGGAGATTCGTCTGCTATTGGAGCAGACATCTGGTACTAGTAAGGTTACCGGACTGGCGTCTTACATTCTTAGAATTTCCCCGCAGCTGTCCGCCCCAGCACACTTAAAGCCTCTCATAACGTCCCTAGAGGCCAGCCTCGAATCGAGTAAAAGAATCTGCGTCTCTATGCCACCACGGCACGGAAAGACTACGACGATTGCGCACGCCTTTCCCTTTTTGTTGTCCAAAGACCCTAAAAAAACCCACTGTTACGTGACATATTCGGGAGATCTTTCGAAGTCAAAATCGAGGCATATTCGACGTTTGGCGTTGGAGTCCGGTATAAAGTTAGCTAAGGGTTCAAAGTCACTAACCGAATGGCGTACCGAGGCCGGCGGTGGATTAATCGCAACCTCAATCGGCGGTTCTTTAACGGGTCAAGGGGTGACCGGATTGATGGTTGTCGACGACCCGTTTAAGGACCGGGTCGAGGCCGAATCAAAAGCGCACCGGAACAATGTGTGGGAATGGTTCACGGATGTTGCCTATACCCGTTTGGAGCCGGGTTCGTCATGCGTCGTGGTGCAAACACGATGGCACGAAGAGGATTTAATCGGTCGTTTGATGACAGATTTCCCCGGAGAATGGGAATACATCAACCTGCCGGCCGTCAGCGACGAGGGACAGGCACTGTGGCCCGAGGCGTATCCCTTAGAAGTTCTTAACAAAACCCGCAGTGTTCTTGGTGACTATTCTTTTGAGGCCCTCTATCAGGGGCGTCCTCGTCCAAGAGGATCAAACATCTTCAAGGAACCCGCAACGTTTGTTCGTCCAGATATGCCCCAGATGGCGGAATTTATGGTCGACAAGGACTGTATTATGGCGATCGACCCGGCCGCCACTGCACGTACGAGCGCGGATAACAGCGTCGCGTTAGTTCTAGCGAAAGAGCGTAAACTCGAATTACCGAAGGCATGGGTTTTAGAGGTAATACGCGGGCAAATGACAGTACCCGCGTTCTGCGAGGTCGTTGCTCGCCGTTGGGATGCGTGGAAGCAATACCGATGCAAAATCGCCATCGAAGCTGTCGGCGGATTTAAAGCGGTTCCCGACATATTGGCGAAGATTAGACCAGGCGAGCTGGTCCTGTCGGAGTCTGGGAAAATCGGAAACCTTTTGCCGATTTATCCAACGAAAGACAAATACTTACGGGCACAGGCCGTTGCCGCCGCTTGGAACGAGGGGCGAATTCTTGTCCCCAACAATACGGACTGGTGTACAACATTCGTTGACGAGGTAATGGGCTTTACAGGCCTGGGAGATCGAAAGGACGACCAGGTTGATGCACTAGCGCATGCGTGGAACACCCTTAGCTCTATTAAACGAGTACGTCGCGGGTATAGAATATCCCAAGACGCATTTGGTTAGGAAAAACAATGCCTAAGCATTACGAATCTGTTAATATTGGGGAAATACGACATGCGCCTACACCGTTTGTGAAACGTAAAGCGCCGGCCGATGAACCGAAACCCGTTATTAAAGAAGATCTGCCAAGCGTTCCGGTTCAACCAAAGCAAAAACCTAGTCGGAAGGTAAAAGGGAATGGCTGAAGATATCAATAGGGCGTTTCCCCAGGTCATTAAATACGAGGCTATGTCTCGCACTAATGTGAGCTACGATGCGAAGTACTGGGATCGCTTGAAGGCGTTTTATGCGGGCGGTAAGGATCTGCTAAAGTCGCGTTGCTTCGGGGAGATTTTCCCGCGCCACCTAAACGAACGATATGAGGTCTACTCAGAACGTACAGCGCGCGCCTTTTATATCAACTATGCGGGTGAGATAATCGACCACATCGTTTCGGCGCTTTTGATGCACCCCGTGCAAATTACAAGCGACGCCAAAGCAGATGAGTTTTATAAAGACTTTGCCGCAGACGTTTCTTTCGGTGGCGGGCGGGTGCTGTCCATTCACCAGCTTGTCCGGCAACAGATCCTGACGGCCCTTATTTGTAAAAGAGCTTGGACGCTCGTAGACTTCCCGCCGGTCATTGAGGCACTTGGCGAGGATTTAACGGCGGCGGACCAGGAGAAGCTCGGTGCGTTGGATGCCTACGCTATCCCGCTAGACCCGGAAATGGTTCTCGACTGGGAAGAGACGGCAGACGGCGCATTAATATGGGCAAAGACATGCGTTGACAGGGTAGAGCGATCGTTCGATATGGTCGACAACATGGTTCGTAGCGAATATACGATTTATCGGCCCGCTGACTGGGCGCGGTATTCGATTACCTGGGACCCGACGAAGGGCGAGCCGAAGCCGACTGATGAGGTTTCTTTGATTGACCAGGGAGTGCACTCCTTTGGCAAGGTTCCGCTGCTCCGCCTCGAGCTTCCGGACGGCTTATGGGCGATGAATAAGCTCGAATCCATGTGCCGTGAGTACCTGAATAAACGTTGCGCGCTCAGCTGGGCAGAGTTTAAAACCTTGTATCAGCAGCTTTATGAGTTTGAGGGTGAGGGTGGCGAGTGTTTAGAGGGAGAGGGTGCGGGAAACGATCCTAACCGATTCACTAACCAAACACGAGGTCCCGGTTACGTCCAGGTTCGTGGCCCCGGAGACAGGGCCGAGTTTGTTGGCCCGAGTTCCGAACCCTTCGCGCACGCACTAAACTCGCTTAAAGATTTGCGCGACGAAATGCACCGAGTCACACATCAGATGGCATTGTCGTTTGACAATCATGCCTTGGCGCTGCGACGAAGCGGCGAGAGTAAGCATCAGGACAAGAAAGATGCAACGGTCATCTTAGATGCGCTCGGTCAGCTGGCGCGCGATCATGTTAAAGATATTTTTCAGACAGTAGCTGCGGGTCGTGGCGATGTTGTATTTTTTAATGTCGGCGGTCTCGACGAGTATGATAGCGTAGACGTTGCTGGCTCTATCGATGAAGCAACAAAAATTCAGACACTCGTTTTACCGTCGCAGACATTCAAGTCTGAATACGCTTATAGCCTTGTTAAAACGGTCCTCGGTGAGAAAGTATCTACTGACACTCTTGAAAAAATAAAGACCGAACTAGAATCGGGCTTTGAGGAAGTAAAGGCACAGGAAGAACAGTTGATGGAAACATCAACCGCACAGTCGGAATCAGGAACCGACGAGGAGAATGAAAATGGAAACGAACGAACAGAACCAGGAACAACAGGCGACGAGTAACGAACCAGAACAGTCAGATGAGATTAGCCAGACTGTAAAGGAATTCGTTACTAGGACCGCAAACGCTGCCAACAGCTCTCACGCTTCCCGTATTCAAAAGAATATCGACAAGAAGCTACAGGAGAATAACGAGAAGCTGTTGTCTCTAATCAAAGAGATGATGCCGCCGCGATCCGAGCAGTCGGCAGATACGCACACACAGGAACCGGCGCAAGTTCCGAACGAAACCTTAAAGGTTAAGGCCGAGGTTGCTCAGCTTAAAAAGTCTTTAGAGGAAGAGCGCGCGCGTGTTGCCCAGAAAGAAGAGGAAGTGAAACGGAACGAAGAGCGTGCCCGTTTGATGGATGCCCTTCGATCGGCTAACGTCTCGGATGAGCGGTTGCGCGGCGCAATGGCCCTTCTTTATACGGAAGATAAAAGAATTGGCCGTGACGCATCAGGCAAAATTGTCTTTAAAATTCAAAAGGATGGATACGAAGACGAGGTCCCTTTAGCTGACGGAATTGCTGCTTGGGCGGAGTCTGCGGAAGGCAAACATTACGTCACTCCGAAGGCCGTGGCTGGTAGCGGTATGACTGGAGGAAACGCTCCCCGCCGTGGAGAGCGTGTCAGTGCCCACGAGCTGAAGAGAGCGGCCGTCCAGGCTGTCATGTCGAAAGTGTTCGGCGGTTAGTACACCTTTTCTAGTTTATCTACAAAATTGTTGACATCTTACATGTAGGTAACGATACTACTTATAAATACACGTCCTTCACAGGATGCAGGCGAGCACGGCCTAACGGTGCGGAAAAAACTAAACCTTTTAGGAGAATTGCCAAATGGCTCGTGATTTTTCAAACGTAACTGGCGTACTGTCGTCCGCTTTTGCTGACGATATTACAAATCAAATTAATCGTGCTACGCCCCTCTTCCAGATTCTTTCTTTCCGCATGGGAAGTGAAAAGAATATTCAGTGGGACGTGCGTTTCGGTACTGCGACGGGATCGACCATTGCGGACGGTGCTGACGTTTCGACGTACAACACCGACGACTTGGTCCCTGCTACGTTGCAATTCGGCACCTACCATGACGCCTTCAGCGTGACGGGTAAGGCAATGGCCGCTGCGGCTGCTGCTGGAAACCCCGATCAGCTGGTGGACCTCATGGGCGAGGAAATGAGCCACAGCGTTGAACGCTTGGCCACGAAGCTGTCGCAAGACTGCTATACCGGCGCTGGCGGTACGAACGAAATTCATGGTATGTTGCACTCGTCTGGTGGTGTTAGCGCCACCGGTACCTATGCCAGCATCAACCGCGCGACCTATACGCAATGGGCCAGCAACTCGGTTGATGCAGCCGCCGCCGCCCTTTCGTTGGCGCAACTTCGCCAAACTCGTCGGGCGATTTATCTCGCTTCCGGTTTGAAGCCAGATGTGATCATTTGTGACCCGGTGGCCTTCGATAAGTACGGTGCGTTGCTCGGTTCAGAACGTCGCTATATGCAAGATGTGCGCCTGAGAGGCCAGACTGTGGTTCTCGACGGTGGCTATCAAGTTCTCGAGTTCGAGGGAACTCCCGTGATCGAGGACAAGCAAATGAGCGCAGACACGTTCCTGTTCTTGAACAGCCGTCACGTGTACTTGACTCAGCTCCCCAACCCGGCCAGCGTTCTCGCTCGTGCAAACGGCGAATTGATGGTAACCGGTACGGAGGAAATGCAGTTTGGTGTGGCCTCGCCGAAACTGTCCGCGATGGTGTTGCCGCTCGCTGTGACCGGTAACGCCTTCAAAGTTGGCCTTTTTGCTCACCCGCAAATTGTGGTTCGTCGTCCGAACTCTTGCGGCAAGCTCATCAACTTCACGTAAGAGGGAGTTATGAAGTTAGTCAACTCAACAGACCGTCTTGTGCGGTTTGAAATCGGGCAGGGTCCAGGGCTCGACGCGGTTGAGTACAAGGTCAAGCCGGGTGAGGTTGTAGAACTCCCTGACTATCTGTGTGAGGAGCGTCCTGGCGGCAACATCCTTTCGATGATTGCCCCAGGCCTCTCCGCATATACAGCGCCAAAAAAGGCTGACGTACCAGCATCGTTAAAGCCTGAGCCAAAGAAGCCCTCTAAGGAGAGCTAATGCTCACGGCGGCTCAAAAGGCCGACATCCGCTACTATCTCGGGTACGCGACGCGTTTCCATGATGGCGACCAGAATCTGGAATCTGCCATGGACGCAATCGCCAACGACCCGGAAGGCGAGGCGCTTGTCGTCGCTACAATCACGGATATTAAAGCTATAGATACCAAACTTGAATCCGCCTGGGATCGTCTCAAGGCCGTTCAGGTTTGTGAGATTAAGTTAGGCCACAAAGAGGAGCTTTGCGCACTCCGTAGCGAAGGTCGACGCCTTGTGAGTCGTGTAGCGGCCTCTTTTGGGGTTCCAGTTCGGCATGATGCCTTCGGGTCTGCGCCCTTCAACGTTACTGCCGATTGGTTTGGCACGGGATATCAAGGCGGCAATGAGATCAAGCAAGGTTAAGAACGCGCCCGACGGCGCATTTTGGACTGTGATGGGTTTTCCTGTGCCCCCAGTGCGGTCGGTGCGTTCGTCGGGCCTTTTATGTAGTTCCGACTACACTTTTTAACATTTTTAAACTATTTTAAACCATGCCCGGAAGCGCCATATTAGACCCAAACAAACTCATTGATAGTTTAATCCCTATCATTGATGATATTCGTTCTAATGTTGCTGATCCTCTCGGCTGCCGTCATTTTAATGTATCTCTCGTTACCGTCCTGCCAACTCCTCGGCGCGCTGGCGACCCGTCTACGAAGACTGTTACAGAGGTTGCTTTAACACCGAAACCCCTAATAAAACCGTACGAATTCAATAACAAATTGGAGGGGTGCGGCGTCGATGAGTGGGGTCTGTTGAAGGTAGAGCAGATTTCCTTAACCTATACGGAAGATGAACTGACGGGGCGCACTAAACCGGCAGGTGCTGAATTTTATTGGAAATTAACCGAAGGTCACGGTCAGGGCGTTGTAACGAGATACTACACCATCGACAGGGACCCGTTTCCGGTTCGGGACTGCTGCCCTGGGTGGACCGTTGTTCTTCGACGCGCTAAGGATCCGGTATGAGCACCTTCTCTATAAAACCGGAAGAGCTGCCCATGCGCATTAAACTGCATTTAAAGGCGGTTCAAGAGGGGGTTCGGCGCGGCATCAGGAAGGGCGCAAAAGATGCCGTAAAAGTCTTGCAAGACCGTACTCCTGTAGATACAGGTGAATTGCGGGATTCCTGGGAAATTAAAGAAGACGCGGACTCCGTTTCTTTGGAGAACGACGCCCCTCACGCGGGGATTGTTGAGCGTGGTGCTAGACCGCATCCGGTCTCGGATGAGGGTCGGAAAAAACTGGCCGAGTGGGCTGTTAGAAAACTGGGGGTATCCCCGGAAGAGGCAGAGGGTGTCGCGTTTGCGATTGCTAAGAGGATCCGTGAGAGAGGACAAGACCCAACATACTTTGTTAAACTAAGCCTAGACGATATGAGCCGAGCGTTGGCACAGCATATTGGTAAAGAGATATTAGATGTTTCGAGGGTCGGGTAATGTCGCTAATTCGCATACGCGCTATGGAAATGCTAAAGGAAAGGGTTGAATGCACCGTTCCTAAGCTAAAAAACCGCGTATGTGCCGGCTATAATAAACATCCACACCATATCGACTTCCCGCACCTTTCCATCCTTAGTACGAGAGCCCGGTACTTTCCGGACCAAGCCAGCGAGCATACCTCACCGTCGCCGTCTGTCGGGGTTTTTAACCTGGGCCGTATGGAGGCGTTAATTCAACTTAAAATAGGATGCAATAGCGCCGATGAACGTTATAATCTCGAAGATGCTGTCCTTACTAATGTTTTTCTTGCGGACCTTGATCGTCCAGGGATCTGTCGCTTTAATATCCCTGATTGTGAAGGGGCTTTGGCGGCTTGGGAGTTGGAGGAAGAGGCATGGCAAGACGAATTCGGCTTAGACAATGGCTGGTATAGCACTATCACTACAACATTGCAAATTCCTGTTCTAGTGCGTAAAGTTGGAGTATACTCAATTAACGAGATTAGGTCGCAATTTACCGAGGATCTCGAAACCCCTTCAGTATCGCTTGATTCTGGCGCTATTGAGGAGATAATTATCGTAGAGGAGTAGGATATGCCCGCACCATTCTTTACAACTAACCCGAGCGAGTTCACACGACTTGAAGGGTTATACATTAACGAAAAAAATCCTCCTGGTTTTATTACCGGCATCAGCCTGAATAATGTCGGCGTCTGCGGACAAACCGTTCGCGGTCCTGTCGATACGGCTGTTGAAATTGGTTCGCCGCAACGCTTTATCGAAGTGTTCGGTGGCCGCGATTACGGTGCCGGGGGCGCGTTAATCAACCAAGTTTGGCGCTTCTTGCTTAACAAGCCGTTTGGTAGCGTAACGGTTGTTCGCGCGGCTGCGGCTGCTGCCGTTAAAGCCTCCTTTACAGTGGAGACCGGCATTAACGGACTCGGTACTGCGATTGCACGTATCGATGCCTCTTCTGTTGGAACTTGGGGTAACAACGTTTATATCCGCGTCGAGGATGCGAGTGATGGAGATTCGACGCACTGGAATCTGCGCCTAAACTATCTCGGTAAAGAGACGCTATACGAGAACCTTAATACGTCGACTGGCTACAACAATCTGACAGAAGTTGTCGGGGACGATCACGCCCGATTAATTGATATTGCCAAATTGGCCGACGGACGCCCTGCCAATTTCGCGACGATTACAGAAGCCGGTTTCGAGGCTGCGGACACGGAAAGTACGGACCCAGTTGGTGCGAATTTTATTAAACTCGGGACAACCCTGGTAGAGTACGTTACCGTTGCCGGAACAAATGGAACCGTTGCGGCAACCGACTACACAGCGGCTAATCGGGCCCTGGCCCAGATTACAGACCGCAAAGGTATTGCAGTTGTTGCGTACGCGGAAACTGATAATACAATCGTCGATGCTATTAATGACCAGATCGAGGTTGCTGCGGCGGCTTCGAACGACCGCATGTTTGTTATTTGGAGCGGTACGCACGGAGATTCGCCGTCGACCGTTATGACGGATGCCGGTGGTCGTCGACATGACCGAATAATCTACTGTTACAATAGCCCCTACACACTAGACCCCGAAACGGCGGTACAGATTCAAACACCGCCCTCGGATTGGATGGCCTCGATTCTGTCACAGATCGATGTCGACATTCACCCTGGTGAAGAGGCAACGAAAGAGTTTACGGCCGGTATTACACGGCTAACAAAAGAAGACCTTACGCGTACCGACTATATTAATTTAAGGGCGGCTGGTATTTGCGCACTGGAGAATGACGACGGCTTTGTCTTTGTGTCGGGAGTTACGACCTCTCTAACCTCTGGTAAGACAGAGATCACTCGTCGTCGTATGGCGGATTATTTGCAGCTCTCTGCGGCAAACCGCCTGAAATTTTATGTTAAGAAAAAGAACACAACGTCAAACCGCAGTATGATGGTCGGCGAGCTTACGGCTTTCTGCCGAACACTGCAAGACGATGAGCGTATTGTCGAGGACTTCGTTATTGATAACGATACGGTCAACACGCCAACGACACGGGCTCAAGGTATAGAAAAAATCCTGTGGCGTGTGCGGTTGATTGGGCATATCCTGCACCTCGTTCTGGAAACAGAAATCGGAACCGGCGTAACGATTGAAGCATAAGGGAGTATAGACGATGAGCGCACGCATTAGAGGACAAGAAGCGGTAGTCAGTTTCGCGGTAGCGGGAATTGGCCCACTTTCCGGATCCTTTACAAAAATTAAGGATTTTACGGCCACCCCGAGAACGGATTTGGTAGAGACGGACTACCTCGGGGAAACCTTTACTGACCTCGATGTTCAACATCAGGGTTGGGATTTCTCTTTCACGTTAGACGAAGAGGACGGAAAGTCTTTGGAGTACATCGCTCAGTTGATGAGCAACGAAGAGAACAATGTCGCCCCCGCCAGTGTTATGATGCAGGTGGTTTTTAATTACCGAAAGTCTGGCGAAGCAACAAAGAGCATGACTTTTAGTGACGTTGTAATGAAGGCAAACGACATTAACTTGTCGGGTCGAAAGGACTATATTAGCTCGTCCTACGAAGGAAAAGCGAAACGTTGCGATATTAAGTAATCACACAGGAGACAAAAAATGGCACAGAGTGAGTTGAGACACAGGCGATATCAGTTGCCTACGGGGTGTAGCTGTTCTGAAGTTATCATGCGGGAAACCTGCGGAATAGACGAACAAAAAGCGGCCAGCATTGTTGACTCGAAGCAGGGCCTAACGGCCCTTGGTGCGGAGTTAATTAGACTGAGCATTGTTGCTGTCAATGGGCAGGCCGTTCTGCAACCATATTTGGCGTTCGACGAGTGGAACACGAAGACAAGAAATCTTGTCATTGGTTTCTATGAAGAGCTGAATACAATCCCGGCGGCCGAGTTGGAGCTTTTAAAGGTAGCCAGTTCAGATCTGAGTCCCGACGAGCTGGCCGAGACATTAGGGATACTGAGGAAAGAGAAGGTTTAGTCGCTTATAGAGTGCGGCGCTATCTGCTTCGTGAATGGATACGGGCAGCAAGGGAAACGAAGGGCGCAGTAACTTGGTCGGAGTACCTTAGTTATCCAATAAAGCATAGATACCTGTTACACTATGAGTTAACAGCGTTAATCGAGGAAATGGAAGATTCCTACGCTGTAGAAAAGCAGAAGGCAGGTATTTAGTGGCTGCAACAACCGTTTATGACCTAAAAGTACGCGTTACACTGAGCGACCAGGCCTCAAAAGGGGTGGCCGCTGTAGGCCGATCTGCGTCTCGGTCTGCTGTTGGCATCGCCTCGCTGACAAAATCCGTTCTAAGGCTGCGCAATATCCTGGCTGGTGGGCTGGCGGTAAAGGTATTTAAAGATAATATCATTGATGCGGCGGCTGGTGTGGAACAGACCCAGACCGCCTTAGCAGGTATACTGCGTCTCCAATTCGGTGAGTCCCTTGGTAATAGTGTTAAAAAGGCGGGCGAGTTTGTACGCCAATTGAGCCAGGACGCCGAGAAGTCTACCGAGCCGATTGCGGAGTATGTGCACCTCGGAAAGACTTTATTGCCCACCCTGGCGCGTCAGAAGGTCGGTTTAAGCGACATTCGGGAAATTGTCAGCGGGACCGCAACCGCTGCGAAGGCTTTGGGATTGGAGACGGAAGAGGCGGGGGCGCAGCTAAACCGAGCCTTCTCCGGTAAGGCCGGTCGTGGTGACCAATTGACCCAGCAGCTATTGGCTTCTGTCGGGGTTAGTCAGAAGCAGTTCAATAAGCTCATGCAGGTTAACTCAAAGCGAGGTATTGAGATCCTGCGCCGAGGCCTTCTGCATCCTGCCTTCGCCGAGGTAGCCGCACTTCAAGACCAGACATTTAACGGTGTTGTCTCTAATATAAAGGCCGTATTTCAGAATTTCTTCGTCAAGGTCGGTGGCCCTTTTATAAAAGTTTTTGCAGTAGAACTACAAAAAGTTGTTACTTATTTTGAACAGAATCAAACCAAAATAACACAATTTGCGCACGACTTTACATCAACGCTTATTCGTGGGTTAGATGTTGCAGCTAAGGTGTTCTCTTTTATTGCTGAACACAAAGACCTATTAATGGCCTTGGCTAAAGCAGCGTTGATAACAAAAGTTGCAGGGGGGCTGGCTAACACAGTCGGCGGATTTGCGGGAACTTCCGATAAGGGCCTGTTAGGTGCCGTTAATGGAATAACTAAACAACTGGCCAGGGGAATAATAATTCTTGGTTTTGTAGATGCAGCCGCGAATGCCGTGGCCGATATCGTACTCGCCGGACGCGATAAGGAATTGGCAGCAAAATCTCGGGGTGCCGGGTTGGCCTCCCAGTTTGGTGATTTCCGTCGGCGGGGAGTGGCCGCTACGGCCGACGAGATGCGGTCTGCAAAAGCCCTGGGGGTAACAACAGAAGCTCTGCGAGCGAAAAACTTATTAAAAACAGCGCGTAGTGAGGGTGTGGTTGGTGGCGCTCTGGGTACAGACTTTAAGGCCGCGGCGGCTGTTCAGATGTTCGGTGTCCAGGAAATCGATTCTCGTGCGGCAGCCGTCTTGGCGAGCGCGAAATCTGTTGAAGACTTTGGGCTTCTGGTCCGTCAGCAATGGGAAAACCTCGGTGGTACGGGCGATAAACTACTACAATTCTCCGAGGGTTTATCCAAGGCTATTGCTCTGCAAAACGAGTTCGGTTTGAACTTAAACTACGTTCCGACAATGCCAGGTACGAAGCAGGGGGAGCGGAAAGATAGTGGTGGTCCGCCCCGTATCAGCGTAAACATAAACCGGGTTGAGGTTACGTCCGACGACCCAGACCGCTTTGCCTTTAATATGGTCAACGCCTTCCAGGCTTACACTAAAAGTCCGGGGCAGGCATCCAATGCGACAAGGCCTGGATAATGGGAAAGTTTGTTATTCAAGAAAACGCCGTCGGTAAGAATCTTGTAGGCAATAACGCACAGCCTATCAAGATCGAATTCGAGGTTTCAAAAAAGAGCATGCCGGTTGCTCCTTGGTCTTTTGGTATTCAACAAAGGACAGCGCGCACGGACTACCCAGGGTCACAAGTTCCTACAGAACAGATCCTCGGATGGAACTTCACTCCGTTTACATTGTCTGGCCGTTTAGATGATCGCTACAACAGTCCGGGTTATGCGATGGAGACACAACGCCTCATTGAGCTTCTCGTTCAAAGAGGCAACCCCACAACGTTCTCCTGGGCCGCTGACGGTGCGGGAGAGATTTTAACTATTGATGGAATAGCCGTTGAAGCGAATTTCGATGTTCGTCGTCAATGGGATATCGGGTATTCAATAACCGTTTCTCCGCACATTCGCAGTAAAGAAACGACCATTATCGCGTTACCTTTCGAGCAACCAAAGAGCGCCTCACAGTACCAAAAAGACTTACAAGAAAAGTTAGCACAACTCCAGTCCCTTTCAGAAACGGCTGCGGAACTGGATACAACACTTCTGACTAAGGGCAGACGTTTCGCGGATGTTGTAGACCAGCTGAAGGACCTCAAACGGGGAATCGAAGAAATTGTGTTCGCGATTCAGATCGGGGGCACGGGAAGCGTTCCTGAACTTGCTCTAACCGTATTAAACGTTAGTAATCGATTCTTCGATGTGGCAAAGGTCGGTGCCAATTTGTCCGACTTACTGAAAGATGCAAACAGTAACGACGACCTGATGTATATAACAAATGCAGCGAAGGCAATGGACTATGACTTCTGGGCAAAAGAGACCGCCTTTGTTGCTCGTTCGATGATTTTCTTTGGTATCGATAACGCGACAACGCTTAAGAAGCAAGCCGAACCGGATGCGAAACGGCTGTATAGACCGAAAGCCGGGGAATCACTATATGGCATTTCTAATCGTTTCTATGGGAATCCGCATAGTTGGAATGTAATTGCAGAACGCAATAAACTGTCCGATTTTATTCTAACAGGTGATGAGTTGTTAGTTATTCCGGATGTAGCGAGGCGCTAATGCCAACGACTAGTGCCGCAGCGCCTCAGCTAACAAACGAAACGAAAGACAAAAACAGGGTTTACTACCCCGCCGCACAAGCATTCTTTGTCGTCGCCTTTGAGAACTACGATTTAAAAAACCCGGACCGTGGTCGTGGTTTTACAATCATTCCAAAACGCTTCACCATACACATCAACAGTTATCACAAAGCGGACGAATTTGAGATTGTATGCGACGCCGATCGGTTCCCCGTTACACCAGAATCCGTTCGGGCCGGGGGTGTAGAAATAAGGTTGTTTCAAACCGAGGGCCTGGATGAGCAGCAGCGAGACCCGAGGTTCTTTCAAGTGGATGGGGTACGGCCTACGATAACTGGCCTTTTCGACGACCTGTCGTTGTCCTTTTCCGACACCGGACGCGAAGTGCGTGCCACCGGCAAAGACTATACCGCACTGTTTGTGGCAAAAGACTATGATAGAAAAACTAGGGTTTCGGCCGGTAAAACACTGGATGTCGCGCTCACCCAGCTCATGAAGGCTGTTCCAGGGGCAGAGGAGATGCGCGTTACAGTAGAATCGGACGAAGGCATGCCGGTACTGGGACGCGACGATGGTGCCGTTAATCGGAAATACGTTCGCCTAAACGGGAAGACCTACTGGGATGTAATGTATGAACTCGCGGATCGGTACGGATTTAAGATATTTGTGCGCGGTTTAGAGGTTATCGTGACTAAACCGCACTACTATGAAAGTTTACGGAGCGACCCGTATTCCCTTTCGTGGGGCGACAATATCTTTTCGATCGAAGCCAGTAGAAAAATGGCCAAGGAACGTGTTCCTGTCGTGAGGGTTCGATCATACGATTCAAAGAAGAGAATCACACACTTCGGCGAATTTCCTAAAGACAAACAACAGGTTAGGGCACTTTCAACCGGCGGGGCCGACAATCCGGAAGTTGAAGTGCTGACGTTTACCTTGCCGGGTATTACAAGCAAAAAAGTACTTGAACGCGCCGCCCAGACATACCATAACTTAGTTGGACGGGGAGAACAGACGTTGGTTGTAGAGACTCGAGACTTGAGAGACTTAAACGGAAAGGACATGCTCCAACTGGATGTAGGAATGCCAGTTTCCATTTCCTTTAGACCGTATACACTAGACCTACTGGAAAATCTTCCCTTTGAAGAACGTGTTGGAAGATTGGTATCCTTGTACCAGTACCCCCAGGACGTTGCATCTAAGATATCCGAAGCTATAGAACGGACAAACTTCTTTAGACGACCAATGCGTGTAAAAGAGATTACTTATGACTGGGATGTTGAGTCCGGTTTGAACATTACCCTTGAGCTGCAAAACTATGTTAATGTTGATTTAGTTGAGAATAAAGAATGAAAACTCGGCGACGAACACGACTACCCTCTGGGTCCAGGGGGCTTGACTTAACGGCGATGAAAGAGGCGCTGAAGGACGGGCGTTGTTGGTCCTGTTTCGGTATCGTCCGTGCTAGTGAAGACGGGAGCGTATTCGAAATTGCCGGGGATGACGTCTTGGTTGAAGTGGAATTGCAACCGAATGAAGAGCGCATAACGGCCCGCTTGGGGTCGGTGGCGGGGGGACCTGGACGTGGCGTTTGGGCCGTGCCTCCGGAGGGCACGGAAGTGGCCGTTTTGGTACCGGACGGAGACCCGGCTTTTATGCCAGTTATCGTTGCCACACTTACTTCCGGGGAGACTCCGGCGGATTTGGATGAAACAACTGTCGTAATCGCTAATAATCTAGGCGATATAGCGGTTATACCGAGTGGTGATGTATCTTTAGGTGAGGCCGGGGCTACCGAGCAGGCTCTGCGTGGTAATAGCTTCCAAACAAAATTCAATACGTTAGTTACTGCCTATAACGCTCATACGCACGCTATAGCAGGAGCAGTAGGAACGGCGTCCCCTCCGAACAATGCTAGTCCGACGTTCGCGTCAACAGCCGCAGAACTATCGCCGAATGTGAGGGTGAAATAATGGCTTGGGGTAATGAAGTTTGGAATCAGTACGATTGGGGAAACGAAAGCCCGCTGCGTGTTGGTCCGCCGAATAATCGGTTCACTCCAGGACAAGCTGCGCAGGCGCGCGTTCTCGGCAAGGACCTTTTTTTCGAGAACGATTATGATGTCACCCCTCACGGGGATTATGTGTTGATCGACGGGTTGCGTGCGTTGCGCCAGTCCATCTTGCATCGTATTATCACCCGGCAGGGGGAATTTAAAACCCGCCCGCAATACGGCGTCGGATTACGGGATTTCGTTAAGAAACCGATGAATCCTACCAATTTGGGTCTAATAAAGCGTAAAATTACCGAACAATTGGCGCGGGAACCAAGAATAGAAGAGGTGTTAGCGGTTATCGTACAGCCGGAAGACACAACCCTTAAGGTTTCTGTGGCTATTCGTGCGGCAGGGAAAGCCCTAACGCTGCAGCCTTTTGTATTTGACGCGGTAGGGAATCCGATTGGAGAATAAGTAAATGGCTACACCCAGTTTTGATGATTTGTATAATTTAGGTAAGGCCGAGATGCTCCTGCGGCGACCCGATTTGTTTATCAATGAAGGTGACGTATCGGATGTAATCTTAAATGCCGCCGCTGCGATGGCGGATAAGGCTATAGGGGAGTCCGTCGCTAATCTTAGAAAGACATTTCTGGATACGGCCAGTGGGGATGATCTCACAACATTGGTACAAGATCACTTTAATCTCATTCGTGCTCCAGCGACCCTAGCCTTCGGCGCACTAGCTTTTACTAGAACATCCGGGCCGCTCTTAGCGGGGACCATTCCCGCAGGGACGGTTGTGGCAACATCCTTCGACGCAAACGGAAAGCGTGTCGAGGTAACGACTGACGCGGCTATAGCCTGGATAGCGGCAGAAACTGGGACAAAAACAGTAGAGGCGACATGTACGGTAACCGGCCCCGAAGGTAACGTTGCGGCAAATACCTTAGTAAATATAATCAGTAACCTGTTTGATACAACCTTTACGGTAACAAATTTGGCAGTATTTGCGGGAGGAAACGACGAGGAGCCGGATTCAGATTTACGCAATAGGGCAAAGAACTATTCGTCCACCCTTCGTCGAGGAACCCTTGCCGCGCTAGAGTTTGGTGCCCTCCAAGTTCCTGAAGCCAGAAATGCAACGGCTGTGGAAGAGACACTATCCGGTTTGGTAACGGTTTATGTTTCAGATGAAAATGGAAACAGTAACGCACAGCTTATATCGGACGTCGAAGATGAACTAGAAAACTGGCGCTGTGCCGGTACTGTCGTTGACGTACAGGGGGGCGTACTTGTTACACAGAATATCAGTATCACTGTCGGCGCACGAATCGGATTCGATCTCGATGCTGTTAAACCCGACATCGAGGCAGCTATCGAAGAGTCAATAAACAAACTAAAGATCGGTGACGATCTCTATCACGACCTCATTCAGTCTGCCGTTCGGGCTATCGATCCGGAGAATATTGTTTCTGTAACAGTCGTTACTCCCGCCGCTAATCCGGCGGTTGTCGCGGCAAATCAAATTGTCAAAGCCGGGACAATTACAATAAACGGGGTATAATATGGCGTTGACGGTTGAGGAACAGAAGTTTGTTGATTGGGTTAAGAAAATTATCCCACGGCACTACTTTTCTATTCCTCGGGCAGAGGAGATAGTCGGCTCGTTTGCAAAAATGTTTGGGGCAGTGCACGAATTCGATGTGGAGCGGTTTGAACAGGCTCTTATTTCAACGGCCACAGACCTCCCCCCGGACTTTTTAGATCTTCATGCGCGTGACAGAAACTCCATGAGGTCTAATGGAGAGGCTGATAATGCGCTGCGCACACGCCTGTCGGCCGTTCTCGACGCCATTACTAAACCCGCCCTGCTGGACGCCATCGACGACATACTGGAGGCGGCCAGTGTAACCGGTTCGGCGGCTATGGTGGAATTAAGAAAAGATCGAGCCTTTTTTCTAACAAACGTGGCCATGTCGGGGACAGGTGGGACTTTTACACTTGTTTCTGGGAGCACCTACAAGTTTACTCCGACCGTTGCCTTTACCGAACCCCCGGATATCACGGACAATATTATTTTTTCTGGGGCAGCAAATGCCGGTAATAATGGGACTTTTGCTATAACGGAATTAATCGGGGCCGCCGCGTCGTATATCAACGTGAGTGGTGTAGCCGGGGCAGACGCGACTGTTTCTTGGTCTACACAGCGTAAGAGTCTTCAAGGGTACAGTATTGAGGGGTTCAAAGACGCCTATCACTCGAGGGGATATAGAATGACGGCAGGTTTAAAGCCTAGTATAATCATTATATTGCCGTATGGTAGCACTGCCTCAGTAGAGGCGGCTGTCCGGGCGATGTTAGTTTTAAGAAAGGGAGCCGGCGTTTTCACTCTTGTCGAACGTCGTTTGAATCCATAAGGAGAAGTCATGGCAATCGGTGAAGGGTTAGTTCTATTTAATAATGGTGAAGGTTTAGACTATACCGATCTAAATAATATTGGTGAGCATTTATCGCATCGGATAGAGGATAAACTTCTTTATACAGGCCCTAATCAAGCATTTATTAGCACAACATCCTTTGAAGACGGTTGGAATGACGGATCTATTTTGCAGGGAAGATGTTTTTCTTTTGGTGGGTTGGCCGGTGGTTTTGTAGTAACAGGCGCTACAACATTCCGACTATTACCTGGAATTATTGGTCAATGGAAATCTTCCGGAGCAATAGCCGAAAATGTAAATAACTTTTTGACGTACCAGGTCGATAAAAACGAATATACAGGGTCTATTACACTACCTGTAACACTGACGCGGTACGATACGATTCAGTTTAAAGTGGATTCTGTTAATGGCAGTTCTGAATCCAGGGATTTTAAAGATGCTACAACCGGAGCTTTAACAACCTCGGTTATTAATAAGAAAAAAAACCGCGTTGCAACGTTCAACATAAAAACTGGAACAGAAGGCGGTGGTATTCCTACTGTTGACGCTGGTTATACGATGCTTGGGGTCATCAAAGCCTCTACATCAGCAATAACAGATCTCTATAGCACTGTTCTTCCAATAAGAAACGGACTGCATCATTTCGATTCTATCGGGTCTAATTGCATTCTTTTGACCGGGACATCATATAGGGATTGGGGTGCAGCCGTCATAAACTCCGGAAACGAAGGTTTATTTTATCCCGGACCGTATTCAAGTGACTCACAGGCACGTGTTATTGAAATCGAACTGAACGCTGTACTGTATTCACCTACGATTCAACTGATTCTGGCCTATAATAGTACTACATCGAACATTGTAACATTAACATCGGAATGGCCTCATGCGAACGGTGTGCAGGGAACACATAAATTTGATTTTCGTCCAGAAGCAGCAACTAGAGACTTCTCGGTTTGGGGAAGTGGATCGGATAGCCCAAAGGGTGCCCCGAACGCTACTTTAAGTACTTATAGACATTTGGCGCTGAGAATTGCCGGATCTGGTGGAACAAGTTTCATATCGTCTGTTCGTTGGTTTATTGGAAAATAATGAGAAGCCGTTTTCACATAGACTGGAAAATGTGGGCGGTTATTGTCGCCCTCTTCGGTACGCTAGTTCCCTGGGTTTGGCAGGCAGCTAAATACCCAGATCGTTCTGAATTTGAAGCTGCAAAAATGGAGATGAAAGACACAGAAAAGCGTGTCACTTCTGACGTTCAAAGGGTCCGTGAGGAAACCATTGAAATCAAGACAGACCTGAGGCACATTAAGGAATCGCAGGCTCGAATAGAACGTTTATTGGAAACAGTACTGAATCGTAGACTAGGCAAATAACAATAGTTATAATTTTAACAGTTGGCACAGGGGATTAGGAAACATCTGTGGCTCGTACATTTCTAAGACAAGATACCCAGATCAGGAACTCCGACACTTACTCGGATAACGTCGCGCCGTCATTGGCGAACTTCCAGACGAACCCGACCAATATCCAAGACGACCTAAACAACCTTAGGTCACAGGTTTCTAACCTGTTGGATAACCAGGTCGGTAATTGGTACGACGATTTGAATACACCCGCCGGCGGCACGCAGCGTGGTGTAAATGACCTCAATACCGACCTAAACGATATTGAGAACAAAAAGCTTATCTGTCCGGTACAGGTACTAACAAACGTAACTGTTCCTGGCGGACAAAACTATGTCGTATTGTCACAGGCATCTTCGGAGACTCCTACCAATACCGCAGCCGTTACGAGTACCGCCCTCGGCGCCATCGTTGCCGTGTTGGGTGGGGATGTCGGTGCGCACGCCACGACACTGGTCGCTGGAACTAACGCTCTTAATCCGAAAAACTTGGTTTGGATTAGAAACGCAACGACCAAGGATGCCATTACATCTGGCGGGCAAGAGGTTTTCGGTCTATTGCAAGCCGAGTCCGGAACGACCGACGGCGAGGCATTCAACGATACTGATACGCAAGTTCAAATCTCGTTCGTCAAGAACGGCGGCTCCGATACGCTCGTAGCTGTTCCAGTAGCTGACATCGAAAACAAGGTTATCGAGTACATGTATCCGAACAGGATCAAATTCGATAACATTCCGGAAGATTGTACGTTTCCGCTCATCAAATGGGCTGACCAGGTTTCTGCCATCGCCGACGTCACGCGTCAACATGCGTACGATAACCAAGGTACAACGGCCGTCAATCTTCTGACGAACGCGACGTTAGACCTAGAGGGTGCCGGTCTTATCTGGGCCATCCGAGACGATTTGGAAGCAAACCTCTTCCGAATCATCGAGGGTAGCGCTGGCGGTACTTCTCAGGTTCACCTGGGCAGCGATGTCGATGTATTCAACGTCGATGCGATCGATAACGATTTTGCAAACGCTGTGAAGGTGGCCACGGGTGGGCAGCAAATCAATATCGGCGTAACCGCTGGTACCATTTCGTCGGATACGGCGGAAGATTTGCGTATTCTCGGTACAGCCGAGCTGTACTTAGATGACGGTAACCAGACTGGTTCGACGTGGGCTCAAACGAGCGGTATTAAACTCTCCGACACTACGGCAGAGTGGGATCTGTTTGAGACTAACTTCGGCGAGGTTTCTCTCTTAAGCGCTATTAATCAGGCCTATGCCTCGAGTAACATCACAAAAACGTACGCTAACGTCACTTCGACGACTACAGCAGATACGAATGTCGGTGGGGTGGGTGGCGGGGCGAATCTCGACGCCCAGTTGCCAGACTTGAGTCTCGGCAGTTTCCTTGTCGACTATGATGTCTACTTGAACGGTGACTTATTGCGGCCGGGGGCTAACTCCGGTGCGAATAATGACTACTATCCGGGAACGTCTCTCGTTAACGGTCAATTGAAGTTTGAGTTTACAGTAAAGGTGAATGACGTTATCTGCGTTGTTGCCCGCGCCTAATCTCAAATAACCCTAAGCACAGGAGGGTCGCTTGAGTATCGAAAAATCCGAATTAAAACAACTAGTTTGCCAAGAAATCGGTGTCAAACTTGACGACCTTCTTGAAGGGGTTGAAAAAACCAAACTCCTTCAGGAAGGCGGCAAATTGGCACTGCGGCAGCTTTCCTCGGCGTTGCAGGGCCTTGCGGCTCTTGCCGATAAAGAGCTGACAGATGGGGTATTAGACGACTTAAAGACCTTAGAGCATGTTAAACGTTATATTACGCGCGCTGCGACGGCATCAGAGAATATGGCCCGTCATTACGAAAACCTAGAGATTGCGGCGGGCGGCGGCTCAAGTCTGGCTCAAAAGGCCGTTCGGGTTGTTAAACAGTTGCACGACGAAGAGGCTAACAAGGCCGCCCAGTTACGTGCTATGATATCCCAAGAAGAATTAATAACAAGACGTCCCCTCGGTGCCAGACCAGGGAAGTCCGTTGCTGCTCGGAGAAAGGCTGAGGATAAAAAGAAATGCCGAGAACCCCAGACAGAGACCCCGGCACAAGACTAGAGGAAAAGCTTAAGCTAACCTCTGACGATGCCTTAACCGCTGATACTCAGGGGGAAATGGTCTACACTGGAAGTGCCTTCAGTTTCCGAGATTCCATAGGCACGTTCGATCCCCGTTCAGGTTCCGGTCTATCTGAAGCTCAGCATAAGGCGTTACGGGCATTGATACATTTCATCGATGACGGGCCCGCAGACGGGTTTGCTAGCGGGGCATATCATGTTCAGTTACCTAGCGGCGACCCCTTCCCCACATCTGCTGTTTGGTGGGAGAGTGCCGCCCAAACGGAAAAGATTGTGGAATTAACGATAACTAGGAATGCCAATAAGACGCCAGCAACAGAGGTTTGGAAGATGTTCGACACCGACGGAACAACCGTCCTAGTTACTGTTACCGACACTATCTCCTATAGTGGTATAGTAGAGACTACACGGACAAGGACTATAGCTTAATGGCCGGTCGTAGCCCAGCATCAATCCTATTCGACGAAACCGGAAACCCTATCGGGGTTGTTCTCGATGGGGCGGTTTACCGCTTACAGACCACAGGAAAGGTTCAAAATTCAAGCGGGACACAGATTGACCCTGCCACCGAGGGCACATTATCCGCTATAAACACCAAGCTTGTTAGCGGAACCGACATCGGCGACGTAACCGTTAATAACACTTCTGGTGCGGGGGCAGTCAATGTTCAGGATGGCGGTAACTCCATAACCGTCGACGGTACGGTGACGGCTAACGCCGGTACCGGACCGTGGCCTGTGACGGATAATGGCGGGTCACTTACGGTTGATGGGACTGTTGGTATTTCCGGAACTGTGCCTGTTTCTGGTCCGCTAACAGACGCACAACTACGTGCCAGCGCTGTGCCTGTATCTGACGGCGGCGGCTCGTTAACAGTCGACGCAACCTCGCTTCCACTTCCAACAGGTGCTGCAACAGAAACAACCTTAAGCAGTATAAACACAAAAACTCCGTCGCTTGGCCAGACAACAATGGCCGGGTCGTCGCCGGTAGCCATAGCCAGCAATCAGACGGCTATACCCGTTACAGACAATTCTGGTTCTCTTACAGTGGACGGAACTGTTACAGCTAATGCCGGTACAGGGCCTTGGCCTGTTACAGACAACGGCGGATCTTTAACTATAGACGCTACTTCTTTGCCCCTGCCTACTGGGGCCGCTACAGAAGCTACGCTAGCGCTTATAAAGAACACTGACGGAATAAAGAAAATAACAGACCCCCTCCCTTCTGGGAGCAACACCATTGGTGCTGTTACGCAGCCGGTTGCTTCTGACCCCTGGCACGTAGACGGTAAGGGAACGGCCGGAACTCCGTCTGGCGGCGTTGTTTCTGTTCAAGGTGTAACAGGCGGCACTCCTTTATCCGTATCTATGTCATCTGCGGCCTCCGACCCCTCGTTTGTTGTAACGGCGGAAGGTGTTGTTTTGGGCAATAACAAGTCTATGGTGTCGCTTCTTAACGCAACAGGGAGCACTGTTGTTGTAAGAATAAGAGAAATATATTTAACAAACGTGCAGATAGCACCTGTAACTGGTACAGTTGCAGAGTTTCAACTAAGAAGAATAACAGGACACTCTGTTGGTACTGATTTAACCTCTACAATATTAGCGCACGACACAAACGACACCCTTAATGTTAATATCAGTGCTCGGACAAACGCCACCGTTGCTGGTGAAGGGGCCGTCAATATATTTAGAAAGTTGCAGTCGACAGACGAATGGGGCGTGGGCGCACCGGATAACGAAGGCTTTGACGCAGCAGTGAGTAGGCTACTTCCTGTTTACAAACAGAACGAGCTATGCAAAGCCATAACCCTAAGGGCCACGCAGGGGATAACAATCAAGTGTGCGACGAACACGACTGCAGGATCGTTTGATATCACGGTGCTGTTTACTGTGGGGGCTTCATAATGGCTTCTAAAAAAACATCAGATGGACTTCCGCGCGTATCAATAGAGCCAACAGAGGGGACAAAACTTACCCTTATTTCCCCAAACTGGTGTGACAAAACCACGTGGTATATGTCGTCGGTTAGAGAACTTGGAACTACCTTAACAGGTAACGCACAGCGAACAGAGTACACCGGAACAGGTATCTGGGTCGATAATTACCACGGGCGGTACTCAGACGAGGACACCCTAAAGACTGACGAAGGTTTCGTCCCCCGACTGAAAGTATATGTTGATGGGGTTCAGAAGGTTGAGGTTGATCCTCACACAAACGCCGGTGACTACCTTGTTGACTACATGGGGGCGAAGGTTACTTTTAGTTCTCCGCTTTCAGAAGGTGCCGTAGTAACGGCGGACGTTTACAAAGTTCAAAACTCGGTGTGGCGTGTTTTACCCAGCGCCGGGAAACATCTAAAAATTGTTTTGGTTGAGGCGCAGTTCTCGTTGGATGTTCACGTAACAGATTCGATACTGTTTCAACCTTACGGTTATGTCGATGTTTTTGCTCCCCAACTTATGCCGGGTGTTCCTTCCGGTACAAAAATTCCACTCGGTCCGCCGAAGAAATACAAGACAATGATGGACTATGTGAACGAGGCTACCGGCGCTCTTCCACTGATAAAGTCGCCTTCTGGCGGTACAAACACGTGGCGAGACATTACTTGCGACATGCAAGTATTTCCTTGGAATTATATTGCTGTTACAGAGCTCAGCTCTGCGGCCGGAATGGAAGTTAGAATCTCTTTAGAGCACAATGTGCCTTTCGGCGGCACTGCCGCAACGGCGTCCCTCTATTGTTTGTCTGATGTCGAGGAATAGCATGAACTGGCAACTTTTTTCTGTAATATTCATGATCGTGTCTTTCGTTGTAATCGTGGGCGTTGATGTTTTCCTTCTTACTCGGAAACAGCAGGCAACGTTCAGCGAGATACTACGAAACACAGCGCGGAAGTGGCAACCAATAATCATGATAATATGCTTTGGTTTCGGCATGTTAGCCGGCCATTGGTGGTGGTAATGTTTATGTCGCCGAGATTGGAAATTCCAAGCGGGGCGATTGACGGCTCGAATCGGGTATTTACAACTACCTTTGACTACGTTCCGGGTAGTGTTGTCGCCCATCTGAACGGGCAGGCGGCACACATCAACGCTGTGGAGCTTGGCAATAAACAATTCGAATTCGCCGTTGACTCCACCCCCAAATCAGGCGACGTAGTCACGGTCTACTATAGGTCTCTGTAATGGGAATTCCGCATTTTGAAGTTCTATCGGGGGCAGTAAACGGTGTAAACCTGGTGTTTACCACGTCTGTTCCATATACAGCCGGAACTTTAGCTGTCTACCTGAACGGACAGTTGCTCTTAAATCCTGGCGGAAACCCGTGGACCGAAACCAATCCCGCCACCGGCGCAGTAACCATTCACAGCGAGGAGCTGCCGGAAACTGGAGACGTCGTTGCTGCGTTCTATCTCGACACAACAAACGCCTATACCGGCGAAGAGGTCGAGCAGATCTACGGAAGTATTAACGAAATAGATGACCTGGCGGGCATTCTCGTAACCGCTCAAAACTTATCGGCAAATGTATACGAACCTGATACACTTAGTGGTATACTAACTGACCAAGAAATAGAGGCAGGTCTATATCCTATATCGGATCTGACCGGCGTAGTAACGGAGTGCTAAATGTCTTTAGAGAACAAACTTGACCTGTACTTTAAAAAGGGCCAATCGAAGACATACCTGGTTACCGTTACCGACGAACTGGGTGCCCGCGTCGACCTTACGGGCGGCGTGGCTAAGATGACGATAAAGGATAACCTTACGTCGCCAACTGTAACCATCGCCAAGTCGTCGACCGTTGTTACTGAGATTGTCATACTAAGTCAAGTTGTGGAAACAACTAAGGGGCAGTTTGAGGTGTATTTTGTGCCCAGCGACACCACTTCGGTGGCTCCGGGAGAATATAAGTACGATGTTTGGGTACAGCTGGCCAGCGGCAAGCGGTATCCTGTTATTCACCCGTCCTCTTTCTTGTTAGAGGCGTCAGTCACAGTTTTCTAAAGGAGATAGTTATGGATTGGAATACTATTTTAGTTGATATCGGCGGACAACTTATTCCCTGGGCAGTAACCGGTTTGATTGCCCTTCTTGGTAAGTTTGTCTACAGCAAAATGAAAAACGATTATTGGAAGGGTGTTGCAGAGCGAGCAACATCTGAAGTTCTTCATGCAGCGGTCGAGGTTCACCAAACGTATGTAACGGCCATCAAAAAGGGCCGCGAAGATGGTAAACTCACTGCTGAAGAGCAGGCCGAGGCTAAGAAACGCGCCATAGAAACCGCTAAGGCTAACCTGGGCGTCAAGGGCTTCTCTAGCCTGGCGAAGGTTGTCGGCGGCGCAGAGGCGGCGGATAAGTGGCTTGGAACGCGAGTCGAGTCCACGGTTAGTGCGCTCAAGTCAAACCCTCAGTAAACAACCTTCTCGCAATGCGGCCTCTTCAGCGGGCCGAAGATACCCTAAAGAAGGGACTTTCAGCTGCGGAAGCCTTGAAGGTTGGAGAGACGAAAGTCGATCTCGGTCTGTTGGCGGACTATAAAGCCGGAAAGGCTGTTATAGGGGGCTTCGTTGACGCCGAAAAGAAGATAACTAAGTCCATTGCCGGTTACGCCCGTGCCGAAGCTGGTAGAATACTTCAAACAGGTAAAGATGAAAACTTTGCCCTAGGTACTGTAGGTCTGCGATTTCGTTGGTAAAATATAAAAAATAACGATGCTGAAATGTATCGTTTTTTGTAGAAAAAGGATGCTTATGAGCTACTTTGTGTCGCTAGATTGGAAGGCAATTAAAGGGATATATGGGCCTACTAAGGATCAATTCGCTAAGCGCCTATCGTATCTGCAACACGAGGCTGCCGAATCCTTTTTAAATGCCCAAGGAGACACGGAACGGGGCCTGGTGGTGTCGGACATGTTCCGTAGCATGAAAGCCTCCTACGAGCGTAAATACCCGCCAGGAAGGCCCCCACGAAAGGATGTTCAACCCCCCGGATTTAGTGCCCATAACTTCGGTCTGGCAATCGATTTGGCTGTTGACGAGACAATGAAGGGGTTAGGAATTAAAAAGAAGCCAGAACTGGATGCCTTTATGGCGGAATATGGGTGGTACTGCCACCGAAAAGATGGACAGCGAGGTAGCGAAGATTGGCATTTCAACTACCTCGGATACCTGATACCAAAAGATAACGAACGATCGACGGCGGGAGCGATCGAACGAAAGATAAGAGCCCTTTATGAGCCCTTTGCCTGTGAACCGCCCAGTGACGTTCGGGCTTTTCAAGCGCGCTACGGGCTTACAGCGGATGGGGTTTTTGGTCCAATAACGCGCCGACTATACTGGCTAGAACTGAATCAACCTAGTTCTTAAGGCTGAGTATATGCTTTAAGATCTGATTGTCGATCGACATCGGCTCGGCTACACGCACGCAGTGGTCGCAAATAAAGTACCAGATGCGCGTATTCTCTGGGTTCTTAAGCCCGGATTTTTTATTCGGTTCAAAGTACCCAGTGTGCTGAGGTTTCTTGCCCTCACACATAACACAGCACCTCGATGAAACCCTGCTAATGGCCGCAAACTGCTGGTGTTTGTCGTAATCTTTATTTAAAAAAGCAATGTACTGCACGTTGCTGTCGTCGACGTTATCCATATGCCTATTGTAGGGAATTTCTTACATTGATGCCAACGATTTACCGTGTATTATTTACAGTACGGGGGTTCAAATGTTTCATTGCAGTGCTGTTCGTTACGGATACTGTACACATAGCGCCGAGTACGTAACTTCTAGCGTCGAACGCGCTTTCGACCTTCTCTACCTTAATCTTGACGATCCTTATACAGATGTGTATATTTCTAATGTAGGTGCACTCACTACAAGAGACGACACGCCGATTTCCGTCCCGCGCCTATCGGAGACCGGCCTAAAGGCACTAATAATGAAATATAAACAGGTCCTCGTTAATGTCCGGATTGGCAATAGCCTTCTGGAGCTGGTAAAACAATATGCCGACGCTTTGGAAATGGAACCGCATAAGTTCATTGAGAAGGCTGTCGACTTCGGGTTAGAGGCCAGTCTCGGTAATAGCTCTGTTACGCTCGAGGAGTGGGCATTCGCGACGCACGATCGACAACACTATGCGTTCCGGATGAATTACAAGCTGGTGGAGTTAATCGACATTCGTGCCAACAAGTTGAATACCTGCCGCAGTGTTTGGATTATTTGGGCCGTTATTGCTTATACCAATAAGCTGGCAAAAAAAGAAGTCAGTTTGTAGCCGAGCGGTCGACAAGAAGCAGTCCGATAGTCTGCGCCACCTTATCCCATAAAACATTTAGATTCGTGTAGCACCGGTGATCCAAAAGGCAAGTACTTTTCTTATTGTCTTTTTCAAACCATACACGGCACCCGTCAGCCTGCCAACGAACCTCGTGGCACCGAACGCCGTTTTTAGCTGCGATGGTGTCTAGTGCTAAGCGGAGATTATCGGTCCGCATATACTAAAACCTCGACCTCTTCGTGTGTTGCCGCTTCGTTTTCCGCCCATTCGAGAGCTGCTAGCCACGCCCCGGGACCAAAGGAATTGAATTTGCCTGCATTGTATGCCTCGTCCGCCAAGTCGTTAATGTACTTTTGCAGCTCGCTCATCTCGCACCCGCCTTACAGAAGCATTTACATGTTTGAACGCACTGACGCTTGCTACCAACTGTCCGACAAGTTACCTTGCAATTCGCCTGGTAACATTGCTTCCCAGTCGGGCACACGTTTTTATACACTACCTTGGTCTCTGTCGGTGCGTTCTGTAGTGTACAGATTGTGAATAAAATACCTAACAACTTCATTTTAATCCCCTTGTTTGGTAACTAGTAAAGGTTCCAATATTGGTAAATGACCCAACCAGCGGTCAGAAGTCCCGCCACTGCAAGCATCAATTCTGGAATGTTATCAAGCATTAGTTCCCCGACTTCTTTACTGGTGCAATCGTTGTCGACGACAGAATCGTCGGAATAGAAGCCACGCCCATGCGCCCCTGATAATCGTCGATGGACTTCTCCAGCTTCTTATAGGCATCCTCCTTCTGTTTGTTTGTCACGGTAAATATGTGAAGATACGTACCGCAAACAAAAAGAACGGAAAGGAAGCCAAAAACGCCCAGGATCAGGCATGAAATAACGATGTTCATTATTCCTCCTCGCAGTAATAGTCACGACACTCGCCAACGCATCGCTTTCCTTTTCCTCGACCATAGTCGGAGTCGTGTACGCAAGAGCTAACACACTGGCCAATATGTTCCCACTTTACGGGCTCACAATCGTCGTCGGGGTGGGAACCGCTACCAGATCCGGAACCGTTTCCATTACCAGAATCGTCGCCGGAGTCCACACCCGCATCTTTACAGGGCTTTGGCTCTTTATCGTCGTCAACAGGTACGGGAACAGGTACCGGAACTGGGATCGGCACGAATGTCGATTTCCCGCACTCTTGTGCCAAATAGACGTCCTCACCACAGGGCTTGTGTGGCCAGCAACAATCGATGTCGTCGCATCCTGTTAAAAGCTCAAGCGCGGCCACAACAGCTACAGGAACTAGTGCAAACACGAAAACGTTTCTAAAAAACCGCTTAACCTTTGTCATTTTTCTTCCCCTTTTTTGTTACTTGCTGTTTAAGAAATTTTATAACCTGTTTCTCTTTCTGTTTATCCGTTAGACCACTATTCTCTGCATAAATCGGAACAAAAAACGTTGTCTCCACAAACCCAACAACCCCTCGGTCGTCAGTTTCCCGAATTAGCAAGTTCCTGTAGCTTTTTCCGGATACCCGCGACTTCTGCCATCCTAGACCAAACATTGCTCCTCCCCTGTTCGTTTAGTTCTGGCCGATCCATTTCCTTCTGCAACTCTTCTAACCGCCCACGCAACCACCACTCCAAATCGGTTAGAAGCTCATTGTTTGTCATGTCGGCGTCACCAAATCATAATAACCGATATACATATGATCCAGCTCAGCAATACCGTCAGACTCGCAGGACGCACAACACGCCTGTGCAGCCGCAAGTGACAGATATTCACCGAGCTTTATTAGGCGATCCCCTGTTAATACAGCAAATAAAACATAAACTCGCATTTGTTAGAATCCTTTCTCGTTTCCTTTGTTATAACCGGTTTGTATACAGTTGTCAACAAACTTTGTGTATGTTGAGTTGAAATCCATCTTTATTCGCGCATAAGCCCCCGCGCGGTTCTTTTCAATTATTATTACAACCGGCCTTATTGGAGACTCATCCACTTCCAGACCGACTTCACCATCTTTAGAATCGTTCGAAATGGGGTGAATCATCGCCACCATGTCGGCGTCCTGTTCCAGTGCCCCGGACTCCCGTAGGTCACTTAAACGCGGCTCCTTCCGTTCATCCGCTGCGCGACGAAGCTGGCAAGCGGCGACAACAGGTATGCGGAACATCTTAGCAATATTCTTTAGTGCAACAGAGATAGTCGCAACCTCTCGCTCTCGACGTTCTTTTTCTTGTGGTGCAGAGAGAAGTTGTAGATAGTCAATAAACACAATGGCCCGTTTGCCCTCCGGTACTTGCTTAACAAACTTAAATACACG